TACCTCAGACTTGAAATGGAAATTTACCATACCCTCTGGTGCATCAATGACGTGGTGGTACCAATCGGTTGACGGAACACCATTGAATGGAACTGATGCCACCGGCGAATCAGTATGGCAGGGTGGTGATAGTAAATATCACGCAGTTGATATGCTTTACGTTGGTGGTACCGTTGCTGGAACGGTTCAGTTTCAGTGGGCGCAGTATTCGCCTGTAGTTGTAGACGATACAATACATATTGGCTCTAACCTAATAGCACATAGGATTTCACCGGTAATGTAATGAGATGTCTGTATCTCGTATCAGGCGCACTTACCGGGTCGCTATTGACAGTTACGACAGCGGATATAGTCTACCTGTGGTGGATAGGCAGGTGGTATGAAATCCAGCCGATACTTGACCTCGAGTTAATATCGCTGGTCCTGCTGTTCGCGTTCGGGTTGTCATTCTGTATATGGAGTCTTCGCCTGTTGAAACGCCGTTAGGGTACTGTCCATTTCATTCAAGAAGCCACTTTTTAGCCTGCTGGACAAGCTGGCAGTATGAAACTATAGGCTAGGCAAAATGGACGTTAATTCTGATGGCGTTCAAGATAGAACTGGTGCGTGGAACGGAATTCCCCGGACTCAATGGAGTCTTTAACCCGCGCCTTAAACAGGTCTGTCGCTTTCCAAAACGATAAGCCGTTCATGAGTTTCGGCTCAAAAAGGCAGTTAGTATAAACCCATAATCGTGGGGCTATGTACCACGAATACTTATCAGCCTTGGCCATTTTCGAGCTTGGAAGCCGTGAATACTCGCAGTGTCCGGCTGTTAACAAAAAGTATTCAAACCCGAACCACCGACCGGCAATCGTAGCACCTGTCCGCCAATGCGCCTTTTTCTGCTCGACATCATTCAAGTAGTCAAGGCCCCAATGCCCTATATCGTGCAACAGGATGCAGACGGTTTCTTTGAAAGTTGGGAACTTCCCGTACAGCTTTCGCCATGATAGCCAAACTAGAAAACAATGGACAAACGAATGGCAACCGAACAGTATAGAGATAGTGCCTTGTTTCATTTTAAGCTTCTGCTTTACATTCTATTCCCTTGAGGCTTCCAAGGTGAACAGCGAGGTCCTTCTTGATGTAGTATGACTTCTTCAGTTTCCTCAGGAGCGCCACAACATCCCTAGCGAACTTTGTCCAGTTAACTTGCTCGGCAAGCGGGTGATAGTTCAACTTGCCAATTTTATAAGTGTCAACATACTTTGCTGACTTCTCGATAAGAGACAAGGTTTGCTCCGGATAAACCACGGGTTCGCAACTTACCCATGTTCTAATCTTATAGTCATGCGCCACTTCCAAGTTCTTGAGTCTGACTTCCGGCAAGGCAGCACTCGGCTCCCACAGGAGAGAGTCGCTACAGTTATTAAAAGTAAGCGTGGTGCCGAATTCATCAAAGCCCTTGTAAAGATTAAAGTCGTCACGGACGACAGCCCCAGCCTTTGTTAGTATCTTGTAGTTTATGCTGTATCTGTTAAATATACGCATAGCTAATTGGGTATCGCTCTCAACCCCAGGCATATATGGGTCGCAGGAGAACGACATCAGCACGGGGCCCCAGTTGGCATGGTCATACATGAACGCGACATCCATTTCGAGTTTCTTGAAAGCATCGGGCTTCATCTTCGGGACGCTGTACTGCTCTCGAGTAAGATGTAATGTCTCCGGTCCGTAGCAGTAGATGCAACCGTGTGTGCATCCATCATACAGATTTAGTGCCATGTTGCAATACTCTTTGGCACGACCACTAGTGTAGTAGATAATCCTCATGTTTCTCCTTTCAAAAGTAAAAAGCGGTGCGGTATCCGGGAGTATAATGCGACTCTACTAAAGTGCATTAAAGCGCCTCTGGTTGCCCAGTCCCCGGCTTCACGGCGGTATTCATGGCTCCCCTTGGTGGATTTCCTTATCGGGGAGTTATAGCAACCTACGTTTTGCCACCATCCAACAGGCTACCGCACCATTACACAGGCGGGATAGGATATACCCATTAAACGAGTTTCCGACTCAATACCTGTATAAGCAAATTATACTACAATATCCATGTCCGGATGTGCTTCCTTTTCTGCTAGTAGATTTAGCGAGATAGCTATAGTAGCCACGGCACACCTGCCGTCAACCCACCATTGACACGCTTCGCCAACGCAGTCAATCTCGTCCGGCAATACTATAGTAGGATGGATACGAAATATTGGGCAGATGCCTTTACTCATATTAGTTCCTGAATATAGTTTCTGGTCTATAAGTGGTGTCGTCAGACATAAGCACAAAGTCGACCTTTTCCCATGAACTAGCCGCATTGTCCGGCATACCGAGTATACGGATCATCCTTGCTACCAAAGCATTCCACCCTTTGTTAAGCGACTGCCTTAGCGCAATCGCCCTAACAAGCACGATATACTCTTCATGGGGAATCTGGTCAAACTCCTTTTGTGTTAATAGCACTTTCTTCATAGGCTCGCTCCTCGCTCTATCGGCTCGTCGCTTCGCCACACAATCCTATCCCAAGTAATTTCGGTGCTGTCGGCAAAGCCACGGCGCCATATACAATACGCACTAATGCCATACCAATTAAAGACTTTTGTTAGAAACATGGTTGACAATCCAAACCCGCGCTGTTGACAATACTCAAGGCGTGCCGGAGTTATAGCATGCATCAGCAGTAATAACCCAAAGCCTTTACGACATGATGCCGTTGCCGTTGATAGCGTCTTGTCAATCATTGAATACGGCGGATTTGTAACTATCCAATCAACATTGGCGGGAAACCAAAAAGCGTCCTTGCCGTCTTCCATCTCTGCCCATCTCTTATCAACAAAGTCGGGCAGATTGTCATAGAAAGCCCCGCTTCCTCGAAACGGCTCCATCACAACATCATTCTCTATAAGCGGGGTAGAGCTAATTAGTTTTCCAGCCAAAACCCTGGGAGTATAGAACTTGTCATTCGGCTTTTCACGGTGCTTGATTCCGTGCGACGTACTAGATAATGACATAACTCTTTTCTTATTAGGGGCCTACACTCCGGGTCGGCCCCCAGTCTTCGGTACCCGGCTACCTCGCCACTGGTGCACGCCATAAGTAAGAGCCTAGGAATTACTCACGGTAACTGACCTGTGGCTAGAAAATAAAAGCCCAGTTAACTGGTGGTTGCCAGAACTGGGCATGGTAGCGGGGGACGGAGTCGAACCGCCTATTTCAACCGCATGGGGGTTGTGAGATGCCGTTTCTCCACACCCGCGACGCAACATAATCTTAAGTTGTCTTAAGGTGAAAGTCAATATCAATGTCTCCCCTAAATCGCCACCGTTCTATGTGCTTGTCTTTGTCGGAAGTGATTAACTGTCCGCCAGCCTTACAGATTACGTCCAGAAAGACCTCGAGTTCGCCAGGTTCACTTACATCAACATTAACCTCGGCTACATTATATACCCACCCATGAGTAACTATCCTGCCAACAGGCAGGGCAACAATCTCGACAATGTCCAGTTCCTGCAAAATGAAAGTAATCTCCTCGAACCGAATTTCTCTACGACCAAGCCTGTCATGGATGCCAATGCTTCCGCAAAATTGTCTATGTTCTATCACCTTGTCGGTAGGCAGAACACTAATGACAAATGACTTATTGCCGACGTGCTTATGTATGATGAGGAATATCTCATCAAAGCTGAGATAGCCAGCCGGAGTATCAACGAAGTTTTGAGTCAATGGATATTCCAGCCCGGCGCCGTTCTCGATATCGTCAAGCGTTCTTTCCTCGAACTTGCACAGGAAGTTAGTGTATTCAGTTTCGTTCATCTATTCTCTTCGCCTTAAATAACTTTGCGCACTTACTGCATAGCGGACCGTTGTGTTTGGATATCTTGAGTTCTTTATCAAGCCCTAACCATTCATATGTAACAAGCTGAGTCACCCTGTGACCGCAGATGCCATATTTCACTTAGGACCTTTTCTTGCCCCAGACATTGCCCTTGGAGCAGACCTCGACATCACGGCGTCCGTGATGTAACCCATGAAGGATTATCTTTGACGTGCCAAGGTCTGTCGGTTGATGACCGCCACGCTGGGCATAACCGCCCCATTTGACCCAGGCACCGCAACCAACAAAGTTCTTGCGGTGGTTTCTAGCAAGACCGACTTTCCACGGCTTGCCATCTACAGCGTATGTCCTGTTATCAGGTACTAGATAGTTCTGCGGGTGAGTGTGGGTTGTGTGGTCATGAGCAATCAGATAGACATCAGCATGGACGGCATCGCCGAGGTCTTCCACCTTGACTACTTTCGAGCCTATACGCCTAGCACCACCCCACCCATGAGTGCCATAGACCCAGAAAGAGTAGCCCCTATCGGGGAGAGAGTAATTGCTACTTCCAAAAGTAACCTTGAGATAGATACCATCGGGGAAATACGGCACGCCCAGTTCGGTAGCCATTTCCTCAGAGACGTCCGTGCTGGTGTTGCGGTATATGCGTGCCTCATGGTTGCCACTGGTCATTCCTAGAATCTTATGCTTGATTGGTTTCAAAATCTCGATGACCGCACGCTTCTGCTTCGATGGGGTAATAATCTGGTCCCAAGCTGACCCTTTCGAGTCAAGGAGATTTGCTTCAATGAGATCGCCAATGCAGATAGCGTAGGCGTTGGGGGTGGTGGCGATGTAGTCCCTTAACTCAAGGAAATGGGGTAGGGAACAAAAGGGGTTGCCGAGATGAAGATCGCAAATACCGAACAACTCAAGGTTTTCGAATTCCTTGCCGAGGGACCAAGCTACATACTTCAGTTCTTTAAGATCGGCTTTGAGTAGTAATGACTCCCAATCTTTTTCTTGGTTTGTTAACTTCGGTTTAGTACTAATGTCTAACCTCTTTCCCTATATTAGCATAGTGGATTTTATACGTCAATTCTTACCCCTCTGGTTCGGGACCACGTTAGATGCGACCGGTGTGAACGGCTACAACAGTATTCATTCCTGTCTATCTTGGCACGATATTTAATCTGAGACATACGGATTTGTATCGTCTTCCCGCACCATGCGCATTTGACTGCCTTGTAGTGTGAGGCAGACTGACATGCCATATTGCAGAATATCCTGTGTCCTGCTATCGGCTTACCGCAACTTGGGTTGGCGCACAGGTGCATATTCTTTGTCTTTCTTGCGCCAAGCATTGCCTTGTACATCTCGGGTGCTTTCCTAACAAAGATTTGACGGATGTTCTCGTATGAACAGTCAAACTTCTTGCTGATATGGCGAAGCGTAACGTCCGGATGTTTCTTCTTATAATCAATTACTGCTTTATGATTAACCACGATTACTCCTTGCCCATTCCATTAAGGATGTTCTGAATTTCTCTTTTGTCATCTCCAACAGAGACGAGTTCCCGCTGTCAATTGCTCGGAAGATAATCGGCCACAGGGCCAACAGTTCCTTATGCTTCTCTTCCGCAACAGCCTTTAAGTATGCTTTGCTACAATCCGGCAACACGATGGTTGACGGGTCTACACCATTGGCCACCTGTTCCTGAACGTAGCGCCACCAATCGTCTTGGGATACTTCGTAGACAATCCATTCGATGCCACTACGTCCAGGAATCAGATGACCGCCGCCCGCGGTTTTGTTAAAACCTAGGTACATTAGGAAGCCGCTTTAGTAGCAATCTCCTTTGCTTTATTCCAGATTTCTTCCTGAGTGACCTGTGCTGCGGTGCGGCCGCCAAGTGCTGAGAGCACCTGATTAGGAAGGAGACCAAACTGTTCTCTTACTTTCTTGAAGCAAACAGTTTTGTCGGAGAATGGCGGTTCTGTATTCGTGGCTGTCGGGTCGACTTTAGGCTCAACCTTTTCCACGGTAATCTTCGGTGTCCTTTGCGGCATGGAGTCGGAATCCATTTCTTCCGGCATTGAGCCAAGCCCTTCACCGAGAGCCTTACGGCAGGCATCTCCGAACGCTCTTGTGCGAGCCATGTTGACTACTCGCTCGAGATTGGCTGAAGCGCCTGCTTGCATCTTGGCGCCGGACAGGGTACAGATACCGTGCCCGTCGTAGTGTTCGCCATTCCAGAATTCGATGACAACATCAATCTGCGCCCACGGGTCCTGACTTTCCTCATGAACATTAAGGTTGCGGAAAGTAATGGACTTCTTCAGCCTTGGGTCGGCATCAAGTCGCCACTTTCTACCGTCAACACCAGCGTAGGGCCGGCCGCTGATGATAGACACGGTGTCATACGGCACATTGGCGATGTTGACGAACTGGTCAATCATCTTGAGTGTCTTCTTGTCAATGTACGTACCCGGCTTCACCTTTAACAGCGCTGAACGTTCGTTGTCGGGCAGGCGCCGTTGCTGTTCAATACAGTTGAACAACGAAGCACGGGATTGTGCCGACATCAGGAATGCTGGTATTGCTTCCCGTGGAAAGCCAGCGACAGTCATGAGTTGCGAGAGTTCGGAAATCTGCGCCTGTTCTTTCTTTATGATTTCAGTATTTATAACTCCCTGTACTGAAGCAGGGACCAGAGCAGAGGTAGGTTCGTCTTGTTTCTTTGGCATATAAACTCCTTTTATTTATTTACTATCCGAGTACCTTGCCAGCGGGATTGCGTTCCCGTGGTGTCCACTCAAAAGTGACCTTACGGCCGTCACAAAGCTTGAAAGCTTGATGCGCTAATGCCTGTAACCGCTTCTCTTTAATCGACCATTCGCAGCGAAGCTGATTAATTATAAGCTGACTGTCTGACACGATATTTACATCATCGGGTATAGACTCCAGCGCCCAGATAACCGCCATATACTCAGCCTCATTGTTAGTTGCTGTTTCAATTTCCTTTATCCGAGGCGGTTCATCCTTTACCTTGTAACAGATTTGGTGCGGGTTGGCATCTACATAGACTGTCTTCATAGCGGTATGAAAGTTGTCCTGCCTTTCTTGATTACTTCACCAGAAGCCTCAGGGACGTTGATTTTAGGCTGTTTTTGAGGCTTCTCGCTTGCTCCAGTAGAATTCCTTTGCCTTGTCGGAATGGACGCTAAATCTTGCCCTTCTCGCAAGGCTTTGACGCGAGTAAAGACCCATCCACGGGATTTGCCCAGCAACTTACCCTTTTGCTCCATCGTTAATGATTCGTCCATCAATATGGACTTTACGTCAGTCGGCTGAGCTGGTGGAGCGTCAATCGGTACCGCCTCTTCCATCACCTGCACAAGTTCTATCGGCATATCAATCGGTCGCCTTACTTCGGGGATATATTGAGGCGGTGGTGCGATCTTGCCATCCTTAGTAATAAGGCAATTCACTTTAATCCATGAACTACCGCCGGCTAAACGCACCCCCATAAAGTGGTCCCCGTTCTCACGGGACATGAACCAGAGTTCGTCCTTCTTATTGGACGTCGGGCACTTCTCCTCTCGCAACTTGATTATTGACTCAGGAGAAATCGGCTCGACGAGGGCCTTTGTGCACCATCCGCAGAAGAACTCGCCTTTCTTTCTTACGTTCTTACCGCACGTTGGACATGTCTGCTGTTCATCCGGAGTATCCAGTATGTCGGTTTCAAGGTCCTTAAATCTTCTTATTCTGCCCACCTGCATCTCCTTTCGTTTTCTTTTCGGGGATATAGGCTTGAGGGGTATAAATCGTATTGTCGTTCTGAGGTCTGCCGAAGACTTCAAAGATGTCATTGATTGTCTGCGGGCCCACATCGGGCACGGCGCCTTTAAGCTTCTTGAACGGCTGGGCAAGGAAGTCTATAAACTTCGGGAATTCTTTCTTAATCGCAGTTGCCCTTGCTAACCCAACGCCTTTTATAGACGTCAGCATTTCAATAACAGGGTCACGCACAAGCAACGGGATGGCATAATGGACCGGCGCCTTTCCGGCTACATGCTCAGGGTCGTTGTACCATGAAACGATTTTCTGCACCGCAGTATAGGCAGCCCCGGCGCCCTCAGACGGGAAGCGATAGTGGTAAATGCCAGCGTGCCACATCTCAAGTAACCAGTTCTCAAGAAAGAACCAGTTATAGTTACGTTCACCGTATTTGGTGCGGATATTCATCCTGGGGAATGAACAACTGTAGTAACCGAGTATCATCAGTATTGGAATGTCAACTGCTTCGGCAAGGCCTCGCAGTTGTTCCTTAATCCTGTTTGTCTGCATATCGGTCAATAGCGCACCGATTGTTTTCTCTTCCATGCCGACAGTCAAGTGAGGAGGACACTCCATGATAAACCGGTAATCGCCACCTCTGTCCCCGAGGTCGCAAATCTCGACATTGTCGTTCATTAATTCCTGAAACTTCTTCTTCGTAGGATCAGGTTGTCTGTAGTCCATCCATAAGTGCATTTCTGTATTCTCCTACTTCTGCATCCACGGTCGGCATAATCCAGCGAACTGACAGCCGGGGCACGTGAATATGTTCGGCCTCGGCGGAAACAGCCCTGTCTTAATCAACCCGATAACTGGTTTCAAGACTTCGTTGATATACCAGTTAACGTGCTCAATTGTTCTAACAACTGTCATTTCTTGGACTTCCGGCGTCCGTTTCCTTACGGCGGTATGGAAACTGAACTTGACCGGCGCAGTAACCCCGGCATTAAGGAAACGGCTCATTGAATATGAGTAAGGTTGCAAGCTTGACTCGACATCGGAAACGGTCTTACTGCGCTTTGATGTCTTGTGGTCTATGATTGCCTCATGCTCCTCACGGACATCAATCCTTCCTGTAAAGGCAACCCCTGTATCGGGAATGACAAGTTCAAAGTTCTCTTCAACGGCAATCGGCTTAATCTTTTTTGCTCTCTGGTCGTACTGGGCACGGACAAGTTGTATGCCCTCGTCCTTGATAATGCCCGGGTCCTCATCGCCAAAGTCAATCTCCAGATGGCGCGATTCCTCGTCATCAATCTGGTCTTTCTTTTCCCATGATGTTGAGAATATATCCTCTACATCGCTGAGTGGCAACAGTTTTGCAGTCTTCATCTTGTGAGCAAGGTTATCGCCAACTGCTTTGTGATAGGCACCACCTAGGAACAGGTTGTAACTTACCCTGCCTGGTATCTTGAGTATGTACTGGTATTCAGCCAACCGCGGGCAGTTCATGTAGGCTTGAACTAGTGAGTTACGGAAAGTCAAGGACTGCATCAATTCCCCCTAACCGGCCTTGGCATTCCTCGTGCATAAACGGCAGAATGCCTAGTACCTCGAATTCTACATCATCGTTGGGACAGAACTTCCCATGACCTTTTGGCTGTAACACCCTGTACCTTACAACCCGCTTTTTGCCACACCAACAACATTGTTCTAGGGAGATGATTTCGTCTTCTCCTGCCGGCATATCATCAGTATCCGGTGTTTGATGCCAGCAATGTTCCATAGTATTGCTCCTTCTATTTTAATCTTTGTCTTACTAATTCTGAACTTGATTGTAATTTCTCACCACCAACGTTATATCTGATCTCGATATTAAGGTTATTACACGTTATGATTTCCTGTGGCGGGAGAGTAAATGGGCCACGGTCGCCACCCTTTGCGAATATGTTCGGGTGGTAATGACTCAGACTCTGGGCAACAGAGCCGTCATTGTCTATATTGGGGAGTACGGCGTTAACGTCCTTCATGGCAAGCAGGATTTCCGAACGTTCTTTGTAAGGCATAAAGCAGTAGCCCTTTTTGGCTACTGCCTGTTCATCCGTATTAAGTATGACCCATAAGATGTCACCGAGTTTCTTTGCGGCCTGTATGTATCTTACGTGTCCGATATGGAGAGGGTCGAAGTAACCTGAAACCGCAACGACTGTTGTAGCACGTTTCTTTTTCTTACATAGACCGCCCATAGTCATCTTCCATTCTAACGATATCCGTATCGTCATAGTCCTCTGGCCGTGGGAAGCATTCAAGCAATGACAGTGGCGTATCGGCAAGCGATGAAACGCGGTGGATAGTATTAGCTGGTATTACTACTGAAGTACCTGTTCTGAGGTACACTCTGGCAAATTCAACGTGGTCAGGGCTATCATGCTCAGTAATCATGCACGGTACCTCTAGATAACCATCATCTAGGAATGTCATAATTTCTGAACGTTTCTTATGGTACTGGAGTGATGTCCTTGACGCCTTGATAATATGCAACGTCTTGGCTACCACTTTGCCATCCGAGTCTACGATAAGATGCTCGTGGCCCCACGGCTTATCAACGCGCACAGGGGCAGAAATAGTTATCATTGGAAACTCCTTCTCGATAGTAGAAACTAAAGCTGATTGTCGTTTATCATCCAAAGACCGCGACCTGTTGAAAACAATACCATCAGCAATGCCGCAATCCCCATGACAGATACAAGGATAGCTAGAATATTTCCATCCGCATTAAGTAGAATGGAAATAAAAACCGGCCACCACCCCCCGGTCATTAAGAGTAAAACGAAAACCCTGTAGGCTTTGGCTAACATTGCCATATTCTACCACAAACTGTGAGAGACTTTCAAGTAAGGTTTGGGTGCGCGGGAGTCTTAACCGCGTACCGCTCCGCTAAGGTTTTTATCTTTTATAGCTCCTGGTGTCAGAGAGTTCTCTTGAGGGCTTCGACCATCTTTATCGCCCAACACCAGCACCCATCCTTTGTCTCTCAGATATTCGTCCATGAGTTTGAGGACGCTCGAAGCAGCGAGTGTCATGAACCCCTGCTCTTTACGCATCCAATCTTTGAAGTCTTGCCACTCTATATCAGATACTTTAAGCGTCCTCGTACTCATGGATAGCTCCTTATGCTACTGCCGTGAACTTTCCCGGTGCGGCTTCCTTAAGCTGCAGGGATACCGTCATGTCCTTCACAAGTTGCGTGGATTTAGGAGCGAAGCTTGCGAACTCAGGTTTGTTCTTGAGCATTGAAGCTATCTCCAGCGTTGTTTTCGATGTGCCTGTGCAGAACACGTAAACAGCATCCTTTACTGCAGACATTGGGTCAGCTACCGGGTTGGTGCTTTTGGGGTTGCCTTTACAGGGGCAGCTTTCGTAGGTGGCGAAGTAGCTACCGGGGTAGCAACCTTCTTCGCTGGCGCCGGTGCCGGGGCCGGTGCTGGCGCTGGCTCTTCGCCGAAGTAGCCGTAGAATTTCGTTGGGACCAATCTCTCAAAGGTTTTGGGTGGGGCATTGGGGTTCTTCCGGTCTTCCATTGTTTCTTCCTGCCACTTCCAATCGCACTCGAGTCCCTGGAAGCCCTTGGCGTTCTGCCATGTCTTACCTTCATCATCGGTGAGGGAGAATCTGGCGCTTTCGAAGTTGACTCCGACACTCTCGAGAGCGGCGCAGAATACGGCAAGACCGGCGAGTTCGTTCATTTGCTGGTCAGAAGCGAAGAGAGAACCATCTTCATTGATTTCGAACTCCGAGATTGTCTTACCCATTTTGAGGGTAACGTCTTCAACACCATCAGAACCATCCGATGGGACGATGGCGATCTTGAGCGACGGGCCGTTCATGTACTTTGGGTCATTGGGTAGCCAGCCGGCTGCAGCGATGTAGCCCTTGATTCCGTCCGGGAATGTCTTGGGCTTCCCCTGCGCTGAGGGGGCAAAGGTGTTCTTTCCAAGTCCAAAAGGCATTTAGTTTTCCTCCTTAAAGGATGTATTTTGTTGGACTATCGCTATCATGTGCTGGGCAAGCAACACAGTCTTAGCCGAAGATTTTGGCGAGCCAGGATTTGGCGAGCCGAAATCGAGGCGCAATTGTTTGCCATTTGCGCTTGTGGTATACCATGCTGGTTCGCCCATGGTACACTCGCTTTGGACATCTGTGGGAGACAACTGTAATCGGGCTGTTGCCGGGGTGAGTAACCATATGGGAGACTTTCAGCGCCGTGTTACAGAAGCTGCACAGGACCTTAGGCTGTCTGATACGTGAGTTCAGCAGGTGCTTTTTATTCGGGAGACGCTTCGGCTTCAAGCTGATTGTCTCCGTTGTACCGCTCTCGTCTTGTATCAGTTCAGTCCGGTGCGTGAGTGTGGTTTCCATCGCTTCTCCTTTCATTTAGACTTGTCCATTATCTTGCCCTAGTGAATTCCTAGGGTAGCCTGTTGGACGCTTAATTTGAGGCATTGGACGCTGTTTCAGAGGCGTCCCTGCTAGCGTTTACAGGCAATAAGAACCGTGGCGAAATGTTATCTGGTCGTAAAAGCGACTCATAAGCCATCTCTTCCATCGTAAGCCTAACTTTAGGCGGTGCCTGTTGCGCGACTAGGCTTATGGCATTGGCTATGCCTAGAGTTGACTTGTCGCTAGCGTATTTACCGTATTGTAACTCAAACAGCACCTTCGCTTTATACTTGCGCGCCATGTTGAGCCGTTCCACTAGAGTCTGAACGTTAGCAGGTGCAAGCGGGACCGGTTTAGCAAGTTCGCTCATTGGCTTGATAGCCGACAGAAAGCTGTGGAGTTTTGAGCGGAATAAGTCAAGGATTAACTCGGCGTTGCCCCTATGGACCTGCCGTGATAGCATAACTTCGTCCGTGCTCTTGAGGCCGTTGGAGCAGATAAGGACTTCCCAATAACCGGAGAATGATAGGCTCGCCAGCCCGCGTACAGAGTTGATAATGATAAGCCCCGTAGATATGCCGAAACTGTCGAGCTTATCCTTGAAAAGGTATTTCGTGTAAGTCTTGGAGCCAAGGTTAAGATAACCTCGCTTTGCGAAACCAACTTTGTCCTCGGTCATAACTTCCTCTGCGATGTCAATCGCGGACTTCGTCCTTATCGGAACATACTCCTCGGTAACGGCAGCGTAAATCGTGTTGTTATAAACTCGCAAGACGATCTCGTTGTTTCTGTCCTCGACGAGCGCCCTTGCGACAACAGTATCACGCTGTTGCCATTGCATCTGTTCGAGTCCCCGTATCGAAAGCCCGAGGTGGTGCATGAGTTGTGTTTCAGCACTGCCCCTGGCGTACATCGCTGTACCATCAGGGAACAAGACTTTAGTGTATTTGACTTTCTCGTGGTTGTCGTCCGTGATGCGATAGACGGACAGCCTACAATCCGGGGTCAGCTTAACGTCAACGAATTCCTCATTGGCTACGGCTTCCGGCAATTGTTGATACGACATTGTTTCTACTCCTTTACTTTTTTGACCAATTGTTCTACTTTTCTCAGAGTTGACAGGAAATTTCCTGTTTTTGAAGCTAGAGTTGACAGTTGACACCAGTTGACGCGAATTGACAAGGGGAAAGGGGCATTGGGGATAGGGGTCGTACCCTAACCAGAAGAGAGAATACTAGGTTGGACAGTACCGTTAATATATATATATATATATTAATAATAATATTATAATAAGACCCCATGGTTTTATCTCCTCTCTATATATTAAGGCTCAGCTATAACAACCTGTCAACTAGCTTTAGTCTAGGCTGTCAACTGCCTGTCAACTCTGTCAACTACGATTGGAAGCCTGTCAACTCCCTAACTTCCATCGTCGGGCGTCTTTGGAATCATCTTACGGATTGTCCTACCGCAAGAGGCACTGGTGCAGTACCCTGTAGGTATCAGGACATCATCACTGGGAATCTTGACCCTTATCTTAAAGTCGTCCTCTTTCTTTGACGGCTTGGGTCTCTTTCTCATGTTAGTACATTTCCTCCCAATTCTTTAACTCCTCGCTCGCTATTCGCTCGCGAGTCGTTAGCCCACTGCTCTTGCGCTGGTTTCCACAACAGAGCGGGTTGGAGCACCGCACCCTGGTCTTGCGCGCTATACCGAGGGTCCTGTCGCTGACCGATATCATGTGGATCAACCTGCAGAATTTCTTTGCCTTTTTGATGCCATCCCGGAGACGCTTTGTGTGCATCATTTTATTTCACCTCTATCTCCATAGACTGCCGGAGTTTCAAGAAAGACTTCTGCCCCGTCTTAATAAGTTCAATACGTTCAGCCTGTTGTAAGCCACCTATAATATACCAGAACTGGTCGGCACGAACCCTGCCGGACAACTGACGGTGAATATCAGATATGGACATTATATTATTATTCTGTGACAATAACTGGAGTATCTTTGCTTCTACCTTTCCTGCAGACGATAACGGGAAGTTGCCATACACGCATGAGGAACTCTGAATGGCATAGTTGCCCCATGCTAAAGCTGCCGACATTGATACATCGGATATCTCGACTTCCCCATCGGTAACGGCATAGAGTAACGCCATCTTGAATATCTGCTCCGGAACACGTTCTATGATTTGCCCTAGGATGCCAGGGAACTTCTGATTGCGCCAGTCGGTGTAGAATGATTTCCACAGCCGTTTAGCATTGTCGCTCATGTAAATCATCCTGACTTCAGTATCGTGGAGCGACTTAATCATGTCGGCAAGGACCATCCACATGTCCTGGTCCGGAGAGTCGGGGAATGGATTGGCCGGCTTTGGATAGCCTGTATAGTAAACGAAACGATTGGAAAAGCCACCCATCACCTCTTCCTCTTGTATGGAAGACTCCAGCCATTCGGGGGTAGTTGATGACAAGATTGAGATAAATGGCTTTTGAAGAGTTAATGGCGCCTTGCGGGTGGGTAAGCTTATGGCATCAGGGCTATCGTACATATGAGTTAGCATTGGTGGCAAGTTGCTCGAGAAATCCTGCCTTGCCTTACGTAGCAGGGTTGCTAGTTCATCTATATGCAGGATGTTATTCCATGAGTCCCTGGGTGGGTCCTCATCCGGATTAAACGCCCCCATATGAGATAACAAGCCCTCAGCCGTGGAAACTGAATGTATTGTATGAACAAGAGGAATACTCATATCCTTGAGAAGCTTGAGACCCAATGAAGCTGCGGTCGACTTTCGGCTCACGCCGGTGTCGCCTACTAATACTGTGAAGAAATTCGGGAACACGGGTCTGCCGTACCATCCACCGACACGACGCCCGATGACCGTCCCAATAACGGTAGCAAGTGTCCCAAAGTGGTATTCATCACATGCCTCAGTACAATTGCCTACAAGCTCTCGATAGGAAGAAAAGATTCCTCTCCAAACAACGTCAGGGAGAGTTGGCATATGTCCCCTTTCGAGTAATGGCTAGCTGAAAATTGCCAGACTGCCATTCTAGCAAACTAGCCTATCAGAGTCAAGTGGGTTATTAGCCCCTCAGGGCTACAATATTATTAGGGTCAGTAAGGTCAATAACGAATGGTCCATTGTCGCTGTCGTCACCATCTGCTTGGTTCGCACAGATATAAAGATCGCTTTCAACCCTGTCTAGATGCTTGGTGATGTACCTGATGAAGTCGACCATGACAGTTTGTGGCTCCAGCCGGTCCAGAGGCATTACTTGTCCAGACCTCTCTTTGCTCAAGAGTTGTGCGTACTCAAGAGCTTGTAAGGCGAATGCTCTGCCTCCCCAATGGCTGAATAACTGCGGACTCCTTTCTCCTTTGTTCCTGAATGAGATACTTACCCTGTCGCCCATTTCTTTTATCCTTTTTGCCCTCGCCGGTGACCGGCCGCAGAGCTAACATTTGGTGACTTCTCAACCATATCCCCTGTATCGCCTATGTAGATACTTGGCCCCTTTAGTTCCTTGAGTTTGTGCTCGAATGCATCTTTGTTATCCGCTATGTTGCCTATATGGGTATCCCTAAATTGAATTATCTTAGGCACTTTTACCACTCCTTTGGTTCTTTGTGTACCACTCAAGACTGCGTAAGGCTTTGTAGACCTCTTCGGTTTTATCCTCGGTACAGCGGACGGAGATGTCAACAAATACTTTTCCTAATACATCAAACGCTGGGAATACTATGTTTCCGCATAGCCTTAGTTCGACTGCTTTGTCTGTGTCGGAGATAAGGTAGGCCCTGCCCTCACGATTGTATTTATCTTCATCTTTCATCCCCAACTTCGCCCTGATATGCTGGGCAAAGGCAGTCGCTTTATCATGCTCGACTTTCTCGTCCTCGATACCTTGGAGCACCCGTTTCTGTTGCTCCAGCCCTTCGGCATACTTGGCTTTGAGTTTATCGGAGTCAAGGTAGTAGGCAAATTGCTCTGCGCGTGAGACGGTTGTGGTCTTCCCCTCCTTTGGGGGAGGTATCGCCGTGGCTTTCACGCGCCTAAACCACGTTCTGTTTATTGTGAACGCCACCCCGCCGACATAGTCATTCCAGAGCGGCGGGAACGTGCCGTACTCCTTGATTCTCAGGTGGTTATAGTCGGTGTATACGAAACCTACTCCAATGATCTCCTTGACGGTCTCTGATAGGCACTTCGACCAGTTGATACTACCATCCGTGTTCTTGCTGGTTGGTTGGATTCTAACATTGCTCATCGTACTCTCCTTCTTGCCCTAGAGTGGACACTCATCAATGATTGTCAATACAAATATTTCCATTCTGCTATTTCAAAACATCATAAGCACGAACGTGATACTCTGCTGGTATTATCAAACCATCTCCAGTGCCAAGCTTCTCGAGTGCTACCATATCGCCGTATTCGTTACGTTTCCACTCCAGTTCTTTTACTTCCGGAAGCTGGGCTGCTTCCTCAGTGTTATATACTCCGAGTATATCAGTAGAGCGTCCCTGTATTGCTGTCAGGATAAATACTTTCATCTTGTTTCCCCTTTCTGTTGGTCTTCTTTTGTTGTTGATTGACAGCAGGTTAGCGTATCAAGCGGAATGCAATGTCGGCATCGCATCGGGAACATGGAGTACAAATCACATATTTCCTTGTCATGCATAACGGCATGTTGGCACTTCCTTTCAATGCATAAATACCGTTCTTGATTAAAACAGATGTAACTTGTGTTTATAACAGAGGGATTTGATAGTTCATAGGATTGCTCGAAAATCTCCTTGTCGCAGATGTAGAGTTCTCCCTTAACTCCCTCGATTAAGTAGTCGCCCTCTTTCCCTTGATGGTTGCCCTCGAGAGAAGCGACCCAGAATGTCTGGTCAATCTGCAATGCTCGTAATGGAATCGGCTTCTTGACGTAGAACCTTGCGACTCCATTCATCATTTCCTTGGTAGCTTCAATACCTTTCATTTACCTGTATCTCCTTACATCCTCTTGAAAAGCACAAAAGCTATAAGCACGCCCGCCGCTGCTCCTATAAGCGGGGCAAGTATAATACCTAAGAACGTGTATTGAGGAAACGCTCGTACGAGTAAATAGGTGATTATAATCGAGATGAAGAATATTAGCGCGACTAATATAGAGGTTATTGCTGTTTTCATATTACTACTCCTGTTCGATTGTAAAGCTATCAAGGAACTTATCCATCTTGGAAACTATTGCTTTGGCTTTCGCCATAGATGAAGCATAAACAATAACTATGTCATTCGACAAATTGATAGAACGTGACTCCATAACCTCTCTAGCAATATCAGCACAAGAGGCATAGTAGTTTGGATTGTAATTAAGAGGACATTTCGGGCATCTCATCTCTTGATTTGTCTCCCATGGTACTGTGCCACATATGCAATATCCTTCAATACAGTAAGCGTTACGAGACAACTCGTACAGCCTTTCAGGATTAAACCTCTTTTTGAGCCTGCTCCACTGCTTGTCAGTTAGTCTTATAGCAAAGTCATTATATTTACCTATTCTCATTTATATCCTCATTTTAGACTAATTCCGTTCCTGTAAGTTCAAATTGAATAGCCTGTTTATACCTGTCAACTGCTATACGGCAATAGCGTTCCTCGATGTCAATACCGATACACTTGCGTCCTAGTTTCTTGGCAGCAACAATAGCGGTACCCGAACCGAGAAACGGGTCAAGTATCGTTTGCCCCTCTAGTGAGTATGTCTGGATAAAGTACTCGAATAGCTTTAATGGTTTTTGTGTCGGATGCAATCCTCTGTCACCCGTTGCTCGGTTGTTAAACTCTACGACAGAAGACGGGAATCGCAAAGTGTCTGCTTTGTTATTATATTCCGCTTCTAGATTATTAAACTTACCTACGAACTCGCCACTATTCCGGCGTGTCGCATCACTGAATAGGTACTTAACACGTTCTGTACCGCTTCCTCGCCTCTCTATCTTTATAGGATAGTAGTTCACCTTTGCTTTGCCGAACACAAGCACTTCCTCGTGCTCTTTCATCGGGGCATAGTCGGCTTGAGCAAAATTGCTCGCACACAGTTTCTTGTATATCCATTCATGCCTAAACTGCTTTGGATTACTGGAAACCAATACAGAAGTATATGGTTGGCTAGCAGTGAATATCATGGCAGAGGACGGCTTGATTAGCCGATTAAATAACGACCACATTTCGTTAGTAGGTATAGTTGAATCCCATGAGCAAGATGTTATCCCGTAAGGCGGGTCAGTTAGTATCAAGTCTATGCTCAGTTCGGGGAGTAATGGCAACACGCTCTTGTAGTCGGCATTATAGACGCATATGTCATTGTCTTGGAAATAGGGTTTCATCTATAGCTCCATTGCCTGTTGCGCCATTCGCGCGATAATCCATTTAGCACCCCCTTGCTTATGGTACTATGTACATTCTTTTTGCTACTACTACTGTCGGCGAGTACCGGAAGCCAAGCCAGTTGCGGAGTATATTACTGTTCTTGCCTTTAGCGACTACCTGCTCATAGCGGACTTTGAATACTTTATACCTACAAACTATCTGTGAATGGAGTTCTTGAGAAAGAAGCCTCTTTGCGTCCCTCTTGTTTGTATAGATATGAAAACCTGCCGGATAGCTATCATAGTCAAGACAAACAAGCACAGTAGAAGAGTCCTCCTCAGACATATGAACCGATTCGAGCAGAGCATTGTTAGCATCAGTGTACCATTTGGCTAATTGGAATGGCTCGTGCTCTGAGTCCCTGAATAGGCTGTGGAGTTTGTAATTAGCTTCTGTATCTTGCCTCTCATAGATAGCGAATACTTTATACCCAACCTTGATCTCTGTACTGGGTGTCTTGAATACCTTGAGACCTTTTGTTTGTAAGCACATTTTATTCCTCTAGAATAAATGGTGGTAGCAAGTTCGATAATAGGGCCAGCCGGAACTATCTTTTGGATAATAGGGGTAGAGAGGATGCCAATAAGATGGTACGCCCAGCTCGTAGTGTGATTCCTTGTGGTTGGGGTTGTTCTTGCAGGTGCTGCACGCTATGCCCTCTTCTAGGCAGTTACCAGAGAATTGGCACCTTGTTGCTACTGTCTTTGTAATCCTTGTAATTCCTTCCATTGGTTTCTCCTTTATTCTTGTAATTTCATCGAAGCCGGTGTTTTCAAAATGCAGAAATGTTTTAGCGAACCATTGCTCAAATCCGTTCATTAGCTTGCTCCATTCTCCCATCCAGCAATTCTTAATTTACCTTGCTTATCATCCCAAGTCTGTAAATGCTGTAATAGATAACTGCTCGTGCTTCAGGCAACTAGGGGAAAACCATATTGTTTCACGCTTGCTGTTTTCACGCCCTTGCCCTTCGCCTTGATTTCCGTAGCCACCCCCGGACTTCCATCGGTAAACAGCCCAATCATCGGGCATGGGATGTTCTGTATCATAACCGCATAGGGCAATCCGCATTAGTGGATTTTTGCCTGCTTCGATTGCCCACGCTCTGACCTCCGCCGATACTGCATTACCGCCAGTAGTGTACATACTTTCATAGTCATCATACGGTGGGTCAAGGAATATCCCCGTTAGTCCTAGCACAAACGTAGGTGACGGCGTTACTATACGTGACCAATCGCCACAGCATACACGCACATCCTTAAACCGTCCCGATAACCTATCAAACCACTCATATAATGGTTGAGTGGGGCGGTTGACACCTTCCCCTAGGTTTCTCAGCTGAGGTAGTTGGCGGTTGATACCCCGTGAACCACTCATGTGGGGTAACTGACGATTGACACCCTGTCCTTTACCAGCCTTAACCATCAATCCATTCTCTGATACCCATGAGCCTTTTCCTCTACAAAAACCCCGACCTATCCAGCAGGACATACCCCATGCCCACCAGCCTGCTATCTTTGGGTCATACCAATCAGGGTTGCCCTCCAGTTTAGCAGCCAGTTCATCCTTGCGCTGTACCAGCCAATAGTGACGGGCGTGTAGGTCATTCTCAATAACAGGATAATCCGCATATTCAGCCGTCTTCTGTGGGTCATGCTTAACTGCTCGCCAAAAGTTGCTAACGTAGCCATCTTTATCATTCACCGTTTCGATATGCCCTGTATGCCATGCCGGGCGGCGTAGCAAAACAGCACCGGAGCCAAAGAACGGCTCTACATAGTTCGGCACATCTCCGAACCTGCGCCATACCTCATCGGCTATTTTAGACTTCCCTCCGAAATAGGGGAACGGTGCTTCAAGTACCATCGGCTACTCGCTTTTATAACTCTCTTTTCATAAACCGCTTGACTTTTCTGACAACTTCGGCAGACTGTTTCCTGACTGCTTCCGCAACGGATGACTCGTTATCCGAACTGTAAGGATTGGTAACAACCACCAGTATCCCGATGTTCTTGTATCGGAGACCCACCCTGTAACAGTATTCGCACCCTTCTTTGGAAATGCGGTGAGAAGCACCTAGCCTATTTACAATTATCCTATCCATTATCTCTCCCCATGCTTACGTCTGTCACAAGGGCTAACGACTTTGCTTTCTCAAATGCCTCTCGTAATTCATCGTAAGCCTCAACGTCATCAAGAACTCGCTCGGCGTCATTTATCGCTTGTATTAACGGCGTAACATCCACAAGTCTGTTGTCGATTCTTCCAACGGCAATCTTAGCCATTTTAATAAGTTGTTCTACTTCTTTTAGCATCGTTGCCTCTCCACATCCGCTATCGCCTTGAGTATTGGGTAAGCCTGTGGGACGCAAATTGCATTACCTAACGCCGTGAGCCGGTTGACCCTTTCCGTTTTGTCTGTCGTGAGGGGGTGCGGCATTTCCCATTCTCCCCCTGCCCAGGTGGGGATATATCCAGCCAGCCCTTCGGAAATCCCATCATCCATGCTACAAAGTCGGGGTTCAATGTCCCCTTGTTTTTCGGAAACTGGTTTGTCCATTCGGGCAGATTCCCGTGATAATCCTTGCTCCCCGGTTTCCTGGTGGACACGCATCCCTTGTAATCCCTTGCCGACGGAGTGGGTATCGTGACTGAACGAGTCAGTGATTGATATTGACCGCTCTCCCGTGTCGCATTGTTGGCGTCGTCCGCTGTCGGTGTAGCCAATAATCCAGACCCGGTCCCGGCGGTGGATGGCGTTGACGGCGCAAGCTGGAATAATAATCGGTTGGACTCTGTAACCGATTCGCTCCATCTCGGTTGTGATTCCGTCCAACCACGAAAACAATTCTGCTTGTGTCTGACCACCTTCTTCGTCCTCGTCACCCGCCACTTCAGATACGCTATCTGACTTGTCCATTCCCTTGATTCCAGCAGGATTCTCAAACACGCACCAAGTGGGTCTGAGTTCTTCAAGCACGCGGATAGTTTCATCCCAGAGCCAGCGGTCATCTGCCGTGCCTCCTCGCTTCCCGGCAACACTGACAGGCTGGCATGGAGGAGAGGCTGTAAGCAGGGTGAGGGGGATTGACCAACTCTGACTGCTATCCCCAACGGTGTTCCCCCTTGCTGATAAGGGGTTTTCCTGTCCCCCTCGCTGGCTCTCGGTGTCGGCAGTAACCCCTTTTGTGCGAATGTTTCCAGCGTCCTGTCCGATTGCCGCTTGCTGCGAGGATTGTATTCCTTGCCAGGTCCTCTCCGTCCGTCCCATGCATTTGGTGTCGGAATTAATCCGCTCATACGTAACCTCCTTGACATCTGAGATAATCGGCACACCTGGGAAATGGTGTCTGAGTATGGATTGGCAGTAGGGGTTGATTTCACATAGGGCAACCGTGCGAAACCCTGCCCATTCAGCAGCCAAGGTAAACCCGCCAATCCCGCTATACAGGTCGATGTGCGATAACATTCCCTATTATCTTGTCTACTTAAGACACTCCTCTAAAACTCCTGTAAGCATCATCACCAGCACAAAGGCATGGCCCATCTTACGGTCCGGATTATTGATTACGTCTTTAAGTGTCATGCCCAATACTACATGGTCATAAGCGTCATAGTCACGCAGTATGATGTTTTGTCCCTCAGTATAGAGGGATTGTAACCGCTTGAATGCGCTGGTCTGTCCTACATACTTGGAATAAATTGGTACGTAGATAGCTTTCCTTGCTTCAACATAACTCAACCTCTCGCCGTTCCAGTATGAATACTCAGCCTTTACACCTTTGCCCATCGGATAGCGTACTGGAGTATTCAGCTTAAGCCCAGCCTCTCGCCACTTAAACCAACCGGCATTAGGGAAGCCGTTCTTATTGACGTGCTGTAAATATACTTTGCTGTACTGCCAGAGGTTCTCGAATATCACACCATGAGGATTAAACTCGACAGCAAAGGGTATGCGGAGTATGAACGGGCTTAGTTCCTTGAAAACACTATTCGATGATGATGTTGTATCTATATCCACCACGGGCTGTGGTTCATTATGCTTGGCAAACTTAAATAAGGCTTTTATCATTATAGTTCCTTTACTATCTTCCAATCTTTTACCAAGCCCTCTTTCTCTTCGGGCATTTCTGTTCTAAAGTTATAAAGCCACAGCACGATATCCTCTAGCTTCTCAGCAAAGTCTTTTACATTATGGTCAAGTGTTATTTCAATAAGATATTTCCTGCCCATTGTTACTCCTCTTTAGCTTTCATTATGGGTATCTCCTTAGAAAATATCATGAATTAACATTATGAGTCCGTAGACTGCACCGACAAGGATTGCAATGTCTATCAAGATACCAATGGCTACTATGAACCACTTAATCATTATATCTTTAATCCAAACTCAACCCAGGTGTCACCGTAACCCTGTGTTTAATCAGTTCGCAATAGTTCTCGGATTGCTCCACCAGTATTGACCGCCTGCCTAATTGAGTCGCTACCTTTCCTGTAGTACCTGTTCCGGCGAACGGGTCAAGGACAATTTGCGGTTCAATAGGAGCATTACAATCGCACTGTGGTACCCAAGAACTTTTAGTTACCTGCGACATTCGTTCCAAAATGCGTTGCTTCAGGCGTGAGGGAGTAACGGCGCCAGTACCTTCATAATCTTTCATGTCGCTACCGAAATACTCGCCGTCACTATTACAGCCGGCTCGTTTCATTTCCTCGGTAATCTGGTGGTCAATAATAGTAATCTCACGCTGCCAAGGTTTGCCACACTTTGAGCATTGTCCTTTAGCAGATGTAGCCATTGAAATACACAGGCGAGGTATCTCTTCGGGGAAAGCAGCGAAGTGCGAAAGCCAATTATTTGTCCCACACTTCCGGCACCACCGCCCATCTTCTTTGAGAACAGTCCCCTTGGTGAATTCATCCCGCCCGTAAATCGTCTTGCACGTCAGGCACATATTGGCTGAGTAAGATACAGTCGGTATCTCCCATATTGCTCGGATGTTTCTGCCCGAGTTTGCGCACCTGTCACCAGGCTCGACTTGCCTCATGCCGTGCTCACCCTGCCCCTTAAGCTTCATGTTGCCATCGCCATATTCATTGCGCATTCTGGTTGACTCTTTATATGGGACACGGACGGCTTCCATGTCAAAGAAGTAATCTTCATTTAGCACAAACATAAGAATATGCTCGTAGTCAATCGTCGGTCTATCCGGTGCGGATGACGGCATTGAATTCGGCTTCACCCATATTATATCAGCTCGTGGTATCCAGCCCTCATCAGCTAATGCTATAGCAATGCGATGCGGGATTAACTCGAGGTCCTTTGCTCTGGTGACGCCGAACTTATCGCCGACATTCCAGAAAACAACCCCGTCATTACGCAACACTGGTAACAGCGAGCCACAAAAGAAATCAACTGTATGCTGTACATATTCGGCAACCGTTTTCTCTGCTCCAAACCATGCGTTACCATCATAGTCTCGCTGATTGAAATACGGTGGCGAAGTGACTACGCATTGTACCTGGTAGGGCAGGGTGGCAAGGTCCTTGTTATCTCCATGATAGAGGGAGAGGAGAGGGGTCTGGTAAAAGACTTTCATCTTAAGTCTATCTCGCTAGGTTTATCTCATAGACGATCTTGTACATATCCTTTAGTTTGGCTGCGTGCTCCGGGTCTTTAAGCTGTTCTTTCCACCATTCAAGAGGATGGCTCCAATCAAACATATTGACTATTTTAGAGATTATCTCCAGCCCTTTGGTTGCTGTAGGAGTTGAGCAGACTGCGTGCCCCGTAGGGGCATGAGAGACTCTCCATTCTCTTCCATCGGCATTATAACGCGGTGGCGTAAGTTCACGGTGAACAACTAACAGCGGAGAGTCTTTTGATGCGATGGCGGAAACCGGAACGTGACGTATCTCCCCATCGCGGTCAATGATAACTGCGTCGAAGAGTTTATGTTTATACTTCATTTGCTACCCCCGGTTGCATGTTAACAGTTGCTTGCATCACGTTTGATATAAGGGAGATTTCGTCTCTCCTTAGTGCCGGAGAGTAGCAGGACTTAAACGCAAAGCCAACTTTCCGCAGGTGCCCGCGACCTTCCCGTAAGAGTATCGGCAAGGTAGAATTAGCCATGTATACAGCGTGCACGGCCCTGCTGAATGATTTCTTGCGCCCAAGCTTCTTACAGAACTGGTCACTGGGGGATTGGATTGCGACGCCACGGGAGACTACTGCTACTTCCCTCTCGAGGACAAGAGGCAAGTTTTTAACAAGCAAGCAGACCGTCATCCTTGCGTTGTCGTTTAATTGCTGATTGTAGAAGATGGCGCGGTCGAGTTTCATTTCCTGTAGTTTTTTGTTGATACGTTCTTGTTGATTGTCACCTTTCATTTATTGCTCCTTTAATATTTTAGGTCTATATAGACCAAGCCCTGCTTCGTATTCCTCTCTGTTAGAGAGTTTGAACTTGAGTATGAATACTCGCTTGTCCTCGTCCCACGAACTGGGGCCGTTAATCTCCTCCCACACTTCGATAAATCTTTGAGGTGAGTATCTACCCTCATAGTAATAATCAAAATGGTCGAAGTCCCCGAGTGCCTTTGTTTTAACTTCCTCGATTGAGATATAAGTTTGAGTTAATACTCCGGCAGAGCGAATCCGCATGATGGCGCCGGGCTTGGTTTCAAGCCCGAGTTTAATGCGGGCAGTTTGCGTCTTGGTGCCATCAATAATCATCTGATGGTGCACAGGCGTAAAGTTAATAGTAAGGGGGGTACTCATATTGCTCCTTTTTCCTTAATGCTTGCTGTTACTTGGACAGCATAATAACCAAAAGAAAGACGATTATGAAAGAACAGGTGAACCACAGAAGCGGGCTGTCTGTCGTGTACATTAGACTATTGCGCCTTCGGTAGTCAGGACACCGCTTGCTACCAGCTTCAGACCTTTAGCGTATTCATAATCCCAGGGGAAGGTCGGAATATCGGTTCGGCTAAAGAAACGATAATCATATACGAAGTCGGCTGCCTCGGAGCAAATATAGCGGGAGTCTCGAGCATAACCGAAGCCACACCACTTGCCGGATATGCGGTGCCATAATATAGAGGGGATTGCGTACCGGAATATGCACCAGTAATCATAGACCTGGTCGCCATCAAGAACAAGGTTGTTCATCTTGATTGCGGCTTCAGTGCTGACGCTGACGGTCTTATACCTGTAGACATCAACGTGCCGTCCGGCGGATTTTAACAACTCGGTCTTACACTGGCCCCTGCCGATACTCTCACAATGGAGAGGAGAGAACTTCTTGTTCAGCGAAGTATCCCAATCTCCACAGAGTTCGTCACCACCAGGGGTCTTGAATCCCCAAAAGACAGAGACGTGCCCGCGGTCCGATTGGGTGATAAAGTGCTTTATCCTGCGGATGATGCCCTTCTCTGAACTCTCCCAAACGAGAATGTCCCCGGGTTGAAGCGTAATCTCCATATCTCTCCTTATACCAGAATCTTTAGGTCTTGTCAATCGAGCGTCTTGATTTTCAGGAAATTAAGGATGTCCTTGACAGCTTCCCTATTCGGAAGACCCTTAAGCTTCACACCCTCACTAACAGACATCAAATCCACACCCACAACTCTTGCAGGGGGAAGTGTATAGTCCACAAGGCGATTGTGGTCCAACGTATTTGTACAGCCTATCGGCTCTATCAACCACTGGATATAGACTGCGTCTGCTTTATCGTCATATTCAATTCTCAACATCATTTAACTCCTATTGTTTTTGAGGCATCCATTTAACAGGCTGACTGTTTCCATAGCCCAGATAGTGGACGTGGCAAAAACAGCCTTAAATCGCTATTTCTAGGCTTTCTGTGCTTTAGTTAAAAGCCGTTTCTTAGCTTGGTACTTCCGGCAAGCTTTACGGGAAATCTCCCGATAGCGTTCGGGGTGTTCAACTTGCCACTGCTTTACGCACCATGCGTGCTTCGTCCTGCGGGATGTCGACCAGTTAACATAGCGGAGCCTCTCATGCTGGCATTCAGGACGGCTACAGTATATCTGCCTGATGGAAGTTTTACGGCCCATGGGTTGATTACAGAAAGCACATGTCGAGTTGAAGATCACATCCTTTAGCAAAGGGATGGACTGAACCGGGACTAGAATATTACTGTTATTAGACCCACCGCTTTTACGTGTAGGTAGTTTAATGGACCGACAGAACTTGCGGACCACGCTCTTAGACACGTTGAGTTGAGAGGCAACTACCGCTATCCGGAGATAACTGCAGTCCTCGTAATTGACATATATCCTATGCCGCTTAATCAACTGCTCTATGCGTTGACGGCTGACGCCACCAAGTAACTGACCTATGCGGTCATAGGATAACCCGAGTGCGAGCGATTTCTTAATTATTTGTATCTTGTCCGGCACGCTTAGTTTCATCTGTCTCTCTCCAGTGCATTTAGCGCCAAGTGGAAACAAGTAAAACAATAGTTCTTGTAATACATCGGCATGAAGTTATGGCATTCTGCGCACCACGCAAAGTCCATGGGCAACTTGAGTGGAATCTTGTAATCTTCCAACAGTAGCTTAAGCGCAACCTTAGGGTCTTCGTTGGGGTCCCTCAGCGTGGAATCATTGAGTATTGTCCATGCCCATATCATTATTACTTGCGGTTGGTGCTCCTTGTTGAGCAGATGATACAAGCTTTTGAATAGCCTGTAGTTCTTGCCATTCCGAATCTCTGTATCCGTCACGCTCTGTCTCCTTGTTATGGGTGAACTTGAATGTCTTGACGGCGAAAGGTACATCCGGCTTTATCTTGCTTTGCAGAAACTTCAGCGCCTCATCAGCATCTTCCTGGTGCAACCTTATCCACTTCAAAAGACCAGGGCGGTCAAGCGATACAGGGATAAGCCCATCAGACTTATCAGGAAGAAGGAACTGCTCGATGTTCCCCCATGAACCAACGAGTAGATAACCCCGCCTTATAAGTGAGGCTTCGCAATCGGAACAGATGTTGACACCGCTTCTCTTTACAGAATACATTGCCAGGTAGCCGGGGCCGTATAATACCCCGCAGGAAAAACATTGATTGTGTCTAATTTCGTCTTCCAATTGGTTCTCCTGTATACAGGTCCTCTAACCAAGTTCTGGCCCGACCGATAGCAAAATTAGCAATGCTCCTTGCCTCGCTTAATAGTTCAGGCTCTTTTATATCGGAATCCCACCCGCTGACTCTTTCACTACTTATCACTACTCCATTGAGAGAGACTTTTGCGGATATGGTTAACATGCACCAGTCTATCCCGTATTTACAAAGCCTCTTGCTGTCTGCTATGGCCCAAGAACCACGGAGATGTCCGTTATTGTGAAAGGAATAAAGATACATTATATTCTTTCGATAATGGTCGGGCGCAAAAGAGACGAACCTGCCCTTGTCGTCGCGCCATATTCCCTTATGGTCCATAACATATCTAAAGTTAAGGTATACCAGCTTCTCCTCTTTGTTCTTGGGGAGTCTCCAATCGGAGAACTCTCCAAGCCAGCTTAAGTCCGGGGATTCTGAGCAGTCTGTACCTACTACCAGCCGGATGCGACCAACAGTCTTGTCAATCAAGGTGTCCACGACTTATCCCTTAGTGGGCTTGCCAGCCACGATGTACCTTCCAGCCAACGATCTGCTTGATATTCTCTTGCTCTGCTTCCTCTTTACCAGCATTATCTTTCTCTTTGAAGAACTCGAATGCGTACATGAAAGCAGCTCCTCGAAGCGCTCTAGCTTTTTCGATGAAGTCTTCCTGATCAGCAGAGGTAAATCTTTCCTGCTTGTTTAACTTCATATCCGCTAGCATAGTAGCCGAGACAACCGATGCTACATCGCACGTGGAGAGAGCAGCAAGTGTCGGCGTAGCGGCAAGCACTCTGACCTGCTGTTGCAACTCCTTATAGAATCGCTCCACCACATCTTCATCATCAATGAGAGTGAATACTAGTCCTACTGGTTTCATTTGGTTTACTCCTTCTTAATATATATTTTGAATTCATCATCGCCTGGGTAGAAGCGATACTTCTTACCATCGGCGGTCTTCCCCCCAAAGTTTAAGTCGTCATCAATGCTGATTACTTCTACCAGAGAGGCCGGCTCAATATGTTCCCAGGGATCGTTGTACTTGATGACTTCAATTATGTCCCCGACCGCCAGCCCCCCTAGACCATCAAGTAGTAATTGCTTCTTGCGCAACCATTGCGGGTATAAGTCTTCTGGCGTTAGTTCATAAGCGGGACCGCGTCTAACGTCTGCTTCCTCTTCGGCGTTCTTGATTCGGGGTTTACGGCTTGTTGTTGCTTTGAGCTTGGTTGTGGAAGCCTTTGAGAAACCGCCGAGTTTCATTTATGCTGTCCCTTTAAGAAAGGCTAACGCCTGTTGCTCCGATATGAATAGCAATGCTTCGCACTCGGGACAATGAAAGGTGATAGAACGTAATACGCACGGGTCAAGCTTAGTATATTGAATGGCTTTGGTTTTCTTGTTGACCATGACCTCGAATATATCTGTAACCTGAGGACCCTTGGCAAGCAGGTAAGCGATATGCTTATTACAACTATGGCATTGTGGATACACGTCTAGACCTCTTCCTCAAAGATATTAGGCGGGTCATCCGACTCGACAATATCGAAATCATCACGGGTATAGCTGTCTTCCATATCACCCCTCTTAACAGCTTCATCGCACTCATGGATTTCTGCTTCTATCTCCGCTTCAGCAAGCGCCCTTGTCGCAAAGCGGATAGGGACCTCTAGCTTGCCATCTTCGCTAAATGTCCAGCAGTCCACCCAACCATCAAGCAGTGTGTCGGTTAGTACTATCCAACTCATCTTTTGTAATCCTTTCTATTCTCCACTACGGAAATAGTACGTTACGCCATCGAGCTTCGCCGATGTACAACTCATTTGCCTCATTACCGCACAGTACACAGATATTGTGCTCAACTGACTCGCTAAGTTTTCTACCATAGTTTTTTTCATATATTAAATCAAGCGTCTCTTTGTGCTTCTCTTCGCTCCACCATTTTTCTGTATTCATTAATGCACGCTGTTCAACATCCTGTTAATGTATTCAGCCTCACGCACCATCCCTTTGGTCAGATGGTTCATTAACTCGCTGTGTGTGAACGGTGGTGGAGTATCTCCAATAAGAGCAGGGTCAACACTCCTGATAGCCTTACACGCTTGGCTAAATGCTTTATAATCGTGAGTCATAAGGTACTCACGACAAACCAGTGTTACTACCATCAGAGCGTCAAGCAGTTGGACCTGTCTTACTAGGAGTTCTGCTTGTATCGTTAATTCATCCATTATTCTACTTCTCCATCGCTGTTCATGTTTACTCGCTTGAGACTTCACCATAGAACAAATCAACCTCGTTCTCAGCAAAGTCTACCCCGTATTGCTTACATATACGGATGAACATCAATCTCAGTTCGCGCACTGTTAGGTTGGCGCAGAGTTTGTCAAACGCTGGTATGCCCACATAATATGGTTCATAATCTCTCCAATATACCTCATCATCATCAACGCCATAGGCAAGTTCTCCGCCAATGAACACCAGCGCCTTTCCTTGGTTAGTACCACCCCATCCTTCGGTGCACTCATCCAGCTTTATGAGCTTGTGGATTTTCTCGTTGAACTTCTTGTCATCCGAATTCGCAACACCCACGATGAGGAAGCTGGATGAACTCGAATTGGAGACAAAGCCGGTTCTGATTTTCATTGCTTACTCCTTATTACTTTAATCGTGCCAAGCTTCGGAAATATCCCTGATGTCTGTATCCGAAAGGTCTTCGCCAAATGCTTCCTTGAGTGAAAGGTTCTTAGTGGCAGCAAGGGACAGCAAGGCAAGCATAATTTTAACCTTGGTAGTATACCGGAATGAAGCCCCTGTTTCGTCATCCTTTAATGAGTCATAACTGCGACCAATGTAGAGATCGTCATAGGGTGACACCCTGACGGTGAGACCATGCTTACCACAAATGTCGCTGATTTGCAAAGCGTCAAATGCGCAATCAAGGAGATTGAGGTATACTCCGTGGATCAGGAAAGAGGTGGTACTACTGTTGCTTACGAAGCTTGTTCTTAGTTTCATGTTTAGCCTCCTTTACACCTCATTAACGTAAACATAATCTACCAAGAGGTAGATAGCATCTTGTTTATCAGAGGGGGAGAGCGGAGCATCGGTGCGCAGTAGGTTAATAAGCCTTTTAGCAATAGACTTATCAAGGGTATCTCGCAAAGAACCAGATGTTGCCGGACCATTGTAATTGTAATGAGCCTCAAGAGGGTACTCGTCTACAAGAGGAGCTTTTGATACATTAGTCTCTGGTAGCGGGTCAGCCTTGACTGTTACAGGCGCAGTTGTGAATACTTGAGTTAGCGTGCCTTTACCTCCCCATGTATCTGCTTTATCCGGCATTGACAAGAGGAATGTTTTTGTTTCCTCTGCCCATTTGGTATGATCGGGCCAGTCATGCACATGGACCGTAATCTCTTTCACCATGACTGCACCGCACAATGTCTTTCCTTTGACTGATGCGCTGATGGCGCCGGAGTTGGTGATTATCAAGCTGACAGGATTATTGGCGTCTACATAACTCTGATCAGCCGGCGAATGGAATGTCCCCATGTTGTGGTGCGAATGTATGACGCCGACTTTCCGCTCCGGGGAGACTTCCCCAGGTAACATCTCGCACCAGCCGGAACTGGGTTTGACCTGGCGTGGAATAACGATGTCATCGACAAGTACCAGTTCATCAGAGATCGTGCCGAGACACCATCCAATCCACTCAAGGTTGCTCATTGCATCGCATAGGGAACATGCTTTGGCAAAGGCGTCAAGGGTTATTGAAACATCTGGGAAGATACCGGGTTTTCCGCATTGGGTAATACACTCTTTAGATTGCCACATTATGTCTTAATCTCCTTTCTTCCTTTTTCCAGACCTGCCATGAATGCCTCGCAATAATCGCAATTATGTTGCTTACAGTTAAGACACTTACCAGGTCCGTCAGCTAGACCCTTATTGTATGCTCTGCAGTCCTCACAATCTCTGTGTACGCATTCATTACAATTACCAAAGTCAACTTCATCCGCGTCAACCTTACCGCAGTTCTCGCACGCATTTGCGACGGCTCTACAACCATCACACTTGTCGCAGTCATCGCAGTCCCCACGGTAGCAGTCATCGCACATTTCTCTGTGCGCCTTGCATTCGTCACGTTTACAGCGGTCACAATCATCGAAGCTGTCTTTCTTGGTACATGTCTTGCACAGTTCTGGGCTGGCAACCTCTTGAGTAACAATCCTGGGTTGTCCTACATCACCGATATCCATTGATAGTTGAAGCAATGGAAACTTCATGAGCTTGGCTACACCCATTGCGGCGGCCGCTATAGCTGGGACGACCCAGCTTGGGATAAAGTTGTAGGCCGCTATCTTACCGTTCTCGTCTACTACGGCAGGAACTTTCTCCTGAACCCATCCGGGTAACTTGTCTGCTACCATGAAGTGAGTACCATCATACCCAAGCTTTGTGTATGTCACTCCATAGTCAACTGACCATTTGTAGTTAATCCCCTGGGAAATCAGAGTGTCGGTACAATCTATCAGATTGTCGGGTAAGACATAGTCATTGTGGAAATCCTCGAGCGGGAACTTTACGATATACGCATTACACGTAATATCCGGTCGCAGGGCTATGATAAGCTCCCTTGTCGCTTCAGCTTTATACTGGTCAAGCTGATGGATTGTGAACGGCAGTCGGTTCAGGTTAGAAGCTTCAATCCGGTCAGGGTCGTACAGTTCAATGTGCGGTACCCCTGACATCGCAAGGAGCAAAGCTACCCAAGCACCGACACCACCGCACCCAACTACTGCCACCTTTTGTGGCATCAAGAGGTGCAACTCCTGTTGCCTGTTATAAATTATGTCGGCTTCCATAATCCTGATCCTTTCGCTTCGTCATTAAAGTCTTCCTTCAATGCATTAATCACATCATTGTACGTCGGGATATTATCCTCTGGATTTTCATGCATACCGGAAAACTCGTTAATGTAACCCTGTTGTGCTATTGCTTGTGTTATTAGTTGTGTCGGCTCGGGGTTTAAGGGAACGTTGCGATAAGCAAGAGATCGCACACAGTTATTGTACCCGGAGCCGTAATAGTTGCGGAACGGGGCGCCGTCCTGCCGGAAGAGACCAATGTTACTGCATACAGGTGATCTGGTGCCTGTGAAACGGAGTTGCAGGAATACGTTACGGCTTGAGGCTTCTTGTATTTCCTTTGGTATATCGTAGAACTTCCCGTGACGTTCAAGCTTTGTCGGGCACCAAGTGAACGGGACTGCATATACAAGACAGTCTAGATGATAGAACAACCTCTTACCGCTAACGGCGTATTGTATGGTGAACCACTTTGGGAACTTGAACTCGTTTGACGTATTTACTTTTCTGAGGAATTCGTTAATGGCAATGACAGCAACCCTTTTGTTAGAACTTGCTTGGTCTGCCATTACACCAACCAAACTCTTTATGATAGGCTCTTTGGTTTTCTTGTTGGTGACGGAAACGTCGCAGGAGCCAATGTCTGCGTCGTTTAATTTCAGGGTAATGGAGTTGTCTTCCGTCCTTAGAGCGTCAATGATCTGCTTATACTCAGGTGGCTCTTCAGGCACATGTCCGTTTGATGCCAGCCATACCGACAGCGGGCAACGTTCACTAAAAGAACAAGCGGTGTGCGGTATCAATGACTGCGGAACACGTGCACCGTTGACAGACATTACTTCTTGATTTGTCGGCATAGTTACCCTCCTTAAGGATTATGAAGTCGGGGGTCATTACGACCCCCGACTTGTTTGTTGTCCGGACAGTCAAACTATATAAGCTACGGGATTAGCACCCGCCAGCGTTATAAGCCTCAATCCGAACGGTCATACCAACCTCGAAGGAAGCTGGTACGTTGTTGCCGGTCTCGTCAATCTCTACATCGTTGACGTAGACGCGGGCACTGTTGATACCGTGCTTGATAAGGAGATCATTGATGCCGCTACCGAATTTGGTCCCTGCAGCGACTTCGACCGCCTTACCATCGACCGTGACACTGAGCGCCTTTGCTTTCTGTTCCCACATCGGAGAACTCCTTTCGTGAGCTATATATTTTGCGGTCTTTGACCGCGTAGCTCCAAACTACCCGCCCCTCGGGCCGTTATAGAAATCGTTTCCATCAACCTTGACTTCTCCACCCTCTATCACAAGCGTTGCTTGGAAACCCATCCCGCCCTCGTAAGAGAGCATTTCAAATCGCAATGACGGGAATAACTCACCAGCTTTTATGATAAGCGGAGTAGGCGGGGACCATGCGGTCTCAAAGGTATACTCCACTTTACCTTTTGGCTTGGTGGTTGACTTAGAGATCATTTTCACCTCGCAGAACCCCCACTTGGTACCCCAGTTGTCAATACACCACTCATAGCCACCGCTGTTAAAGCCGTTCTTTGGACGGTTCTCCAACAGAGATGAGAAGTTAGGGTCCTTAGCTTTATTCTCCCGTACTTCCCTGTCCCACTTCGTGGCTTCCTCATCCAGTGTCCTGAACTCCTCTGGATAAGGGATAAGCTTGTTGGCATCCATTAAAGAGTTTTTCCCTTTAACTAACTCCACAAACTTCTTTAACTCTCCAGAGGGCCCCGTGATTGTAAGATCGTTCTCGCACCAGTTAGGCATTACCTTTTCTCCTTTCTGTTTTATTCGCGGGATATATCACGTAAATCCAGTTTACCCTTAAGTATCATGACACCACCGTTCTCCACGTTACGATACGTATTAAACTCCTCGAGTGCTTTGAATACAGCATCAACATCATCCGTTGGTATAGCAATAATCTCGTTATCCGAATTCAAAGAGGTACCACGCACATATAGTGTCTTGGTCTTCTCATTAAACTGAGGATGGATTATGCTGGCTATGATTATCCCGTTTGATGCTTCGAAGGGACGGAATTCACGTGCTGTTTGCTGTTCCACTTGGTACAAGTACATCTTATCCCCATCGACATCAAACAAGTCCATATGTATATCTGCCGGTCTTAGTTTTAATACTATATCGGTCCCTGATATACCGTTTAACTCATGGATAGCTGCTACCAGCGTATCAAGACTTACATCGGACTTAGGAATAGTGACAACATCGTTGTCCCTATCTTTTACAGAACCTTGAACGTACAGAACCTTATGATTCCAATCAGGAAAATCTTCACTGCTGATAACAATCCCGCAACTAGTTCCATAATCCCTTGCGTGCTCAAACCCACGTTGCTCGACTACTTGGAGTAATATGACATTCCCGATGTCCTTCAGCAATACTGATAGATAGGGTCTATCGCCAGATTCAATCGTTGATGGAGTATTAATTTTCTGCATTTACCTTTTCTCCTTTCTGTTATTACTCAGCTTATTACTACTCCTTAGCGCACTTTCATTTTACACCTCGTATATCGGACATCTGCGGTAATTGGTTAACAGCCTATTCCGGAAAGCAATAGTGTGTCGATTGTTCCATACCTCGTTCATAAAGTTACCAGAATGAACAACATCCACGCCATCGCACACATTCTCGGTGAATGAGCAAGGGAAGCCAATGCCTTTAGCGTTAATGTAGTAGGAGAACAAGGTTGACTCACACGGCTCAACGCTACTAGCATCCACAGATACGCCGGAGTTGATTACGTTATGAGCACTACAGCTATCAAAGCCGACAGTTACCTGCCTGTCCAATGATGCTTGGAGTAATCGCTGATATGACCTTGTATCCTTTACTTTACTGAACCTTGATGTCTGTCCGCGACCCTTTGGCTTAAAGGCAAGAAAGACAATAGCGTTGACCTCGAGACCCATAGCTTTAGTGTTACTCACCTCGGTAATAAGGCGAACGCAATCATCAAGTGTTTCCTCAGAGAGAAGTGCATGGATATTATTCTGCGTGATACCACGTTTCCTTAATTCATGGAGAGCGGTAAAGCATACGTCTTTGTCATAGTACGACACCGCCACCGCTCCACACAGCTTGGAGAGAATGTCATAGTACCTCGGCGTCATACGGAAGCCGTTGATAGTAATGTTGGGTATAACGCCTTTGCTTCGAGTATACTCAAGGATGGCGGGGAGGTCGGGGTTGCCATCAATGTCTCCTATGCCGAACGCTATTTGCGTGAGGTTACTTGGAGCTTTATCAATGATACCCTTGAATGTATCAAGGCTCATGTTGTAACCATCAGCAGTATTACCCTTATAGCAGAACCTGCATCCTTGATGACAGACGGTGCTCAGTTCAATATCAAGGAGTTCCGGACCAAGTGGCGACACCTGCGGGTCGTCCTGTATGGTGTTACCCCAACGCATAAAGAAGCCGTTGTTTTGATTGAATATGTAGTTGTAACCAGGGTGCTTAACTACTTTGAGCGACACGCTAATGACCTTTGCTGTGCTTGTTCTATCGCCTCTTTAAGGCTCCAGTGCGGGGTATACTTAAATGTCTTCTCATTGACCTTTAACTTGCTTGTCCAGTTTTCCCATTCTTCTTTGGTCACATCCTTATCAATCCATTTGACGTCATACTGGGTTAAGCGGAAAGGCTCATGAACAAGGAATGGTAAGCGGTATGTAGCCATGAAGATTGCCTGCACAAGGGTCTTGCCTGCGCCATTGTTGAACCAGAAGTTCGCTTCGAATGACCCCCATCGGATATAGTGTCCCTTGCTATCGGTACCGATGCGCCATCCGTATCCGTCAATGGTGAAATCGTAATGCTCAATACGCTTGTAAGGAAAGATTCCATTGCGCTTGTCGTCCTTTTCGACAGTTACCGTGATGACCGGTTCTTTAACTATTATGCATTCTGTCTCTATTGTTCTCCTGTTCGTCTGTACAAAAGACATTAAACTCTGTACCGCAGGATGAGCATTTGGCACAGGTTATCCTTGCCGGTGATATGCTTACATCCGCCAAGCAATCAGGATTAGGACAAACTACCTTGTGTGGTGGTGGTACCATTCGCCTTAATTCGGCAGTATCAATGTAGCAGATATTACCGGGAGGTACAGTCTCAGTTTGGAATGCACGCTTGAAAGCTTCGATGGTAAGAACAACTATATCACCAGTTGGTCTTGCTTCAAGCTTGTTTGGACCATCAACCCCGATAAGCAGAACGCCATTGGTGAGATACTTGTCACCGCATTCCTTGCATACGTTAGGAGACCATGACCTCATTGGTGCCTTGTCTTTACATTTGTTACCAAGCAGCATTATCTCCCCATTGTCTCTTTGGCATATGGGACAGATGCCGATGGTCGGGTTTAATCCGTATTCTTTATGGAGATTGATGGTCATTTACTTTACCTTCTTTGCTGTCGGCGCTTTTGCAGTCGGCTTGCTATCCACAGGCTTCAGATCGCTGACTACCTTGACGCCTTGGATGGACTGTATCCAATCCCGTAGGAAGCTGGCATTCTCTTTGCTGGATGCCTCGATGTTGACCTCAACACTGAAGATCGGCATGGTGTCTCCTTTCTTTCTTAATAGTTCATGTCTATATCAAGTTTATACTTGACCGCTGTTTTAAGCACTGAGATGTAATTCTTGAGAATACTTTGGAATCGGGTTACTACGCCATACGTCATAAGACGCGTTGCGTTGTCCTCGAATGAGATGGAGAAGAACAACAGGTGGTCCGATGATTCCAGTATGGTCTCAAGTAACGGGATAAGAGGCTCGGCATCTTTATACCATAGGTACTTGTTGCGGTAGATAAGAGTTGACATGAAGCGATTAATAATTGGACCACCTGTATTCGGTATCCTATCAGCCTTTATAGACTCGCTTATGGAGCCTAGCGCCACAACAGCTTCGTTAAAGAACTTCTCACCGGCAAGGTTAACTTCACCATTACCCAATAACATCATTAGCTTTGGTATGACATCCTTTGGTTTCTCATTATCGGCATGGCGGAGATGTGGGAAGCTGAAGAGACCATCAGTCGCTTTCTCATTAAACTCCGAACTGAACATGTATGACAGGGTCAGATTAAAGCCAGCCTTGAACCCTGCTATTGACGGGTAGTTGGAAAAGCGGACATAGCAATTGCGCTCGTTCTCCATGCAGATTGGACACTTGCTACATATCTTGATGCGTTGCTCATAGGTTAGTTCACCGTACCAATAACTTTCCCTGTGGTCTTCACCAGCTTCCAATAGGGCCTTATTCACACGTTGTGAGGTAAGACCCTTGAATGGAATATAGGTAGTGGCTCTGTATTCGGCAACCGGTTCAAGCAACCGTCGGGTTGCGGGACTTAGTTCGTCAAAGAACATGGTATTGGTTTCAGAACGGAAAGCTTCCTTGAATAACTGATCCGCAACATCAACCGAGATTTTTTGAGCTGCCTCACGGGTAAGTATCTTGTTCTTTTTGCGGTACTTCAACCACGGGTCATTGCCGGTTTCAGGTATCTTAATATAGACCCCGACAACAGAGGTCCTATGCTTACGGCACAATGCGAACTTGGAAGCCATTAAACTCTTTTCGGTAAAACTGATATCAATACCCATTCTACTCCTTTAACCATTAATTAGTGTGACGGCTCTAATGATGATTGCCAACACCATGAGGGTGATTATAACGGTGGATACTTCAAGCACTTGATTAGGCTTCTTCCACAGGTTCAAAGGTGTTGAGGAAGTTGAACATCTTGGAGACTATCATCCGCGCTCTCGACTCAGAGTCGGTAAAGACCGTGACATTAAATATACCGAGATGAACTTGGTCTGTATCCAGTATCTCATGCGCCGGATACTTGCAAGGAGTATAAGCATCATCAGAGTTCCTATGAGGGGTGAAGCTTAACGGACATGCATCACATGGGTTTCTGCTATCTATGGTATCGCAGATGCATCTCCCCGCAATCTCGTAAGTGTTTCGCAATGAATTGTAGGAGAGAAGTGCCGGGTCAAAGCGGGTCTTAAGAGTGCTCCATTGTTGATCGGTTAATACAATCTTGATTCCATTATAGTAACCTATTTTCATTTATCTCCTTCGCTTAAAGCTCTTCAGGAATTCGCTCATCCTTGAAACTACCTCTTTGGCTTCTTCCGTAGAGTTGGTGGAGAGAGTAAGTCGGCTATGGTAGAAACGTACAGAACTTGTCTCCATGATATCCCTTGCGACTTTAACGCAAGGAGCGTAACTCTCGGGGTCGAAGCTAAGAGGACATTGCTTGCAATCAGGGTACTCATACAGGGGATAACGGGGTATCGTGTCGCAAATACATTTCTCCTCAACACAGTGACCCTCAATTGCTTCGTGCTTGACGATGTTCTTTGGATCGAACCTGCGCCGGAGCCTGTTCCACTGCTCGTCAGAGAGCAGGATTTCTTTACCCTTATACGTGCCAACCCTCATCTTATTATCCCCCTATCTTGTAGGACATAATAAGACCGCAACGTGTGCAGATATAGGTGGCAGTGCGCAGGGTATCATTCTTCCTTCTCCCCTTTGCCCGCGCATGGCAATCCTCGCACAGCACCCATTTTGGTGCATTGAATGCCGGAGGAGTCGGCTTTATGAACTTTAACTTGGATGTTTCCTCAAGACGCTTGCGCATTGAGGACGAGAGGTCATCCCATGGTTTCTTGAGCACCTTCTTGACCCACTGGTTAAGCGGGTGCTCGAGAATTTCCGCTGGAGTAACGAGCACCACAGGAGATTCACCTGTACCAATAGCCTTTAATTCTTTCTCAGGCATCTAATGTACTCCTTATTACCTTACTTAATCTCTTTGCTACATTCAGGAGATTCTTCCTGAAGCAATTGGGGTGCGCATAGTTGGTAATCTTGTTCTCAGGATAAAAGGTGTCAATCCTGCTTGCACCACGCTGTATCGGGGTGTTGCAGTACTTGCACTTTGTCCTGCCGGTAGGAGCAGTGACAAGTTTAAGGTCCAGTCCCGTGCTACTTGAGTAACCGCTTACCATGCTTCCCGCCTTTCCAAGTTGCTTCGTCCTGTATTATGCTATCTTCGAGGACATCGACCTCGTCGAGCGAAACCACCGATTCGATGACAACACTCTCAACCATTCCCGGCACATCTCGGTAATATACCCGACGATAGATTGTTCCTGGGGATGGACCGGCACGAGGCGTAAACTCCTTGAACCGCATCGCTTTAAGATGTACTTCAAGGGAGTCGAGCGAATACTCCGGCTGTTTCTTTTCCGCATTATCCATTTCATTTGAACTATCTTACTTTTATCTCATAACTGCAATCGAGCATAATCTGTTCAATGCCATCCACGAGGTCCTTGACCCGCGATAGTCCGGGTTCTTCCTTGACCCAATGGAGACCCTTATCGCCATCCATTGCGATATCAGAAAAGCGGGTCTGAAGGTACTTGATTATTGGAATCTTGAGGAAGAAGTGAGGGGGTCTCGAAGCCAATTCATCCTTGGTTTTCGCAAGTTCTTTCCTCATGGTATAGTCTGACAAGTCCCTCTCAGCGAGAGCCTCGTTCGCTACATTGTACCTGTCAACCAGGTTCTGCAAGGAACATACGCTGCCGTCCTTGAGCTTGATCCTGATTTGATTACCATCGACCTTACTGGGTGTCATGGAGTCGGGGAATAATATCAACATTCTATTTTCCTCCTTGTTTTCCTTTCCCGCAGGACAAAATTACTGCCACGGCGCTCGACGATGTCCCCGAGGTCAAAAGCCTCTGATACCGTTTTGATGTCGTCTATGCAATCCGAGATTGTTTGAGCAGCATCATCCGGGGTCATGATACTTAACCAGCCACCAGCCTCCAAACTCTTCCTAATTATTCCCTTAAACGTGTTTACGCTCATGGGAATATTAACCACCCTCATTGTGGTTGTAGCTTTGTGGCTAGTGGCTCCTGACCATGACCGGCGACATCCGCAAAAACCATCTACCTCTTCATGGTCACAGTCAAGGTGTGGCAGGACAATCTCACCCTCGACCGCATGGCAGAAGTCATTTGTCCTCTGACCCTGTGTCTGCTTGGTTGCTACTAATAGTTTCATCGTTCTCCTTTCCTTAATTCATGCACCGCTCTATGATAAGAGTGGTGGGATCAAGCTGATATATCCTTGATGTTCTAAGGATATGGATGAAAGCATTCAGCTTAGCGGTCTCGACCTCGAGAATGATAAGTTTGTTACCGCAGGCGCAATAGGCAACTTGGGTCTTCGGTTCATAGTTGCCACCAGCGGCAAGCACACCATCAATCTCATACCCGCCCATCTTGCACTTTGTACAATAGTATGTCATCCTATTACAGCTTACCCTCGTTTAACTCATCCTTGGCTATTGCATCCCACTTGTCCGGGGTATTGTTCTCCACTTCAAAAGCCTGAAGCACCTGCTCTCCATCGGAGTCGTCGTAGCAAACCACGACCTCTAGGTAGGACCCGAAATCATGAGGGAATATTTTCGTCTTGAAATAGCAACCGACCTCCAGCGCCTTTGGGAATGTCCGCTCGAGTTGCCGTACGAATACACGGGACTCCCGCTTCGCCTCCTCCATGTAGTTGTCTGTACCGACCTGGACACAATCCTCGCTGCACGGTACAGGGCCAAGCTCCACATACTCTATCATTGTTTTCTCCTTTCTTTTACTTCCTTTTAATTACGGACAAGAAGCTCTTGGTGACTCGTGTACATCTTTATAAGTGTCAACATATATATCAGGTATAGTTCCTGCGATCATACCTGCCGCTACAAGAACCGGGGAGTACGACCAAGCCGGTACAAAGTATTGTGTCTCTTCTCCAGAGTTGTTAGTGATAGCGAAGTAACATCCTTTGTAACTAATCTCCGCATAATTTGCTCCTAGTCCCGAGGCCCAGTCGGAGCATGCGACCCGTTCGGAAGGACTTTTAATACCGCACGTTACAATCCACTGTGGTTGCTCGCAAGAATAAACAGGTGCGCTTGTGGTCCTAATATTCAATTTACAATCGGGTCTAATGGACAGTATCATTCTCCTTACTGCTTCTACCTTATAGGCGCCAACCTGATGGGGCAAAAGAGCTAACATAAGTTCCTCGTTGGTTTTGCTCTCGACCCTGGCAGGATCAATCAGCGTAATGGTTTTGATACCAGATGTCGCCAACAACAGGGACTCCAATATACCAATGGAGCCAAGTCCGACTACAATGACATGGTCATCCAATGGATTATGCTGTTTAATACCTTCATCCATTAGCCTGACATCTCCTTAACATCCTTGATTGCGACCTTTATCATCCTATGCTCCTGCTCCAGCGTCTCCCTGTACTCGAAGCTCTTAAGGACAATAATCTGATAAGCCGCTTCCATCTCTACCCGTGGTGGGTTCAAGTAGGAGTACTTGGCAAGTTCCCAACATAGGTCGGTAATGTCTTCCTCGACCCCACAGGATGCGCACTTGTAATATATAAAACCGCCGTTGAAGCGGAGCATTGGGACACCACCTTTCGGATTTGCGGTTAAAGTATCGGATTCACCACAGACAATCGTCCCGTGTATTTGAATAGGAATACGGATAGCGCACATGTTCTATTCTTACCCCTTGGAAGTTGGAAATGTGGGGCCCGGGGACGGCATACCCGGGCCCCTATAACCTTAAGGAAGCCGGAGCTTGTGGCGTCGCTCCATCGTGGAAAAGGCTTCCAGGCGCTCGCGCTCGGCTATGAAGCACTCCTGCGCCCTCATCCCCTGCTCCACGGATATGCGGGTCGTGTCCCTCTCGATCTCGTCCCTATCGGGACATAGTCTTGATACCAAGTCCTCTATCTGCTGGTAGCGCTCCTGGGCTTCCCGCTTCTCTACCAACTTCAGCATGAGTGCGTGGTCACGGTACACTTCCCTCTTCGCAGCCACCACAATGGTAAGCACCATGTCAGGCGGCACCTTGTGCCACCTTGGTTTGTACCGCTTCATCGCCACCTGTAGGGTGATGGGGTCCTTGCGGTACTTCCACCAGTATTCCATTCCCCCGTAGTGATGGGGACAATCGGCGGCTTCTTTGGAATAGACGCAGTTGGTACAAGTCTGTTTAACCGCTGTACCTGGCTTCTTCGGGTTGTATACCAGAGTCCGCATTAACTGCGCCTGACGGAGCAATGACCTGTCGGGCTTGCACCGCCATAAGCCGGAATGTTGTTCGTAGGTGAAAGGTGGTCGCTCATAAGTGCCGCACCTTTCGGTAATGATGTCATTACGGATGTTGAACTTGTGGATGTAATTGGCTAGGGGATGCTCCATGCTATCCCAGTGGTCACACCCCTTGCGAGTGGTACACTGCGGGCACCGGCATCCCACAACCCGTGGGTAGCCATTCCCGTCACATAACGCTGGCACATTCAACCCTGGATAGACAACGGTGTCTTCACCAGCGGTAAAGTCCCAGCCGAATGCAGTTACCTTGCCGGTGTCATGGTCATGCGGAGGCTGCCGCTTGGGACAGACCTCAGCGGCGATGCACCTCAGATTTTCACTCGGTCGGTAACACTTCAAATGTACTGCAGAGAGCGGCATCCATCGGGGCTTCTTCCGTTCCTCCTCTTGGAGACGGAGATATTCCTCGAACGCCGCATTCCGTTCAGCCGTCGGTAACGAGTTGATCTCCTTGAGGGTACGGCGCTTGGTAACTTGCGCCGTACCTTTCAAGGACTTCCGGCGGACAGAGGGTGCTCTCGTGATCGTACCGTCGAGGTTAATAAGCACCCTACCCATTGACTAGTTTCCTGCCGGTGCAGTTTCGATGGTTGCCGGGACTTCGGTGACCTTGGCAGCGACCTTCTTGGGACGGGGAGTAGCCTTCTTCCCCGGACGAGCCAGGAGATTGGAGGCGATTTTGACGCAGTAATCAAGGATGGCGGAATCGGGGGCGTTGGTGAAGCGCTTCTGGAGGCGATCCCATGCCTTGAGTCCCTCATCGGACAGGGTCGTGCTCTTGCGACCGGGGTACTTGACCTCACCGTTGCCAGAGGCGCCGCCGGTGATGGTCCCATCGAGTTTGATTTCCACCTTGGAACGAGTAGACATCTTGGGTCTCCTTTCCTATTTGGTGCCACACCCGGTAAGCGTATGCTCCTCGCTGGTGTAGTCACCTGTCAGGTGCTTGCGGAGCTTTTGGTCTATCGACCCCTCGACCCCACGCTCCGCCCTGCCTCCCTGACAGTGATATTCTAGCATAGCCAGACTAGGCAGTCAAGTCGGTACTGTGGGTGAACTGGGTGCTGTGGGAGGCCAGGGTGCTGACTACCGGCTGAGTATATACCCACAGAGTATATACCCGCGTGGTATATACCCCCCTGATAGCCCACTGACTCAGGTGGCATAGGTGGGCAGTACCCGGCCGGAGGAAGCCCCGCAAACACGCAAAATCCTTTCAGGAAGGGGCATCCTTGGGGGTGGCAAGGGAATCAGTCACCCAGGTGGAAATGGACACCAAATAGGGGCATTGCACAACGTTTTCCTCGTGGGCGTTTAAGGGGCCGTAGGTGGACAAGGTATATACCCACGTTGGTGCTGGCACCTCGATTTGCGTTTAATAGGCCGGGTATATACCCAAACGGCACCCCCACCATCTCAGGTATATACCCGCGTTAGGTATATACCCAAACGAGTGGGCTATTAGGCTTGGTATATTCCCCTGTCTCTATCTTTGTACTGCACCTAGTACTATATCTAGTATTATATATTATATTATATATTATATATATATATATATATTATATAGTGCACAGGGGGGTGGGGATGATATTGCTTATAGAGAGCAATATCATATGGGGTGGGGCTGTAGTATGCACATGTAATTAACATGCACTTAATAGACCCCACCCACTGTGCTCTTTATAAGCACAGTACCCCACCCCCCATTGTTGTGCAATATGGACTAAGACCTATATATGGACCAAGACCTATGTAGGTGCTGTAGGTATATACCGTCTTAATAGCCCACTGAAAATGGTAGTGGACACCAACTACACCTATATGACCATATGCACCATGGTACGTCTGCCTGGTGTTCGGCTTGCCTCAGTAATAGTTGACAAGGCATAGCCGATATGATAGACTATTTACAGTCAGACGACAGACGTTTGACAGGAAAGGAGAAAGGGTATCATGGGTGACACGGGGTGTAGGTCTTTCGGACGTCAAGTGCGACTCTCACACACCGATGGCTACACGGCTAGAGTACAACGATGTCTCGAGGACTTACATCGCAAGGTAAGGCAAGTGAGGAGCTAGGGTGAATTACTTCGTCAACAAGAACCAAACACCTGAAGAGAGGAGAGCCAAGTATGCTCTCCTCCGCTCCCACGGATTTAGCCCCATGAGGGCAAGGAGAATGAGAGACTGCACAATGTCCACGATAAGGAGTTTCGTCAGCTCCGGGTTCACCGATAATTGCTTCGGTAGACCCACGACACACATCTCACTCGATGGTATAGTAACGAAATATTAAGGAGACGGCAGTGGACCCAATTGTACAACTAATAGAGGCTATCGCCAGGGACATCACCGTAAGGGATGAGAATGGCAACCCTACACTCGCTACTGACTCCGACAGGGAACTAGGGATTCTCGGAATACTGGCTGCTTACTCCATTGGTGAAGAGGCTGTCACCAATATCCTGGGGAAATAAATATAAAGGAGAACGAAGTGAAAGGACTTATCAAGCACCACGAAGTCGCAGTCTCCGAACTCCCGATGTGCGACATCTGTAAGAAACAGGTAGCCGCCTACGATGCCAAGATGAAAGCGGGGCCGTGGGCCTACATGTGCGAGAGCTGCTTCGGCTCTCACGGGATCAGCACCGGGCTGGGGCTGGGACAGCGACTCATCTGGTGCGAACCAGTGAACCTGCCCGCCACCGCTCCAGTGCCCTCTGTACCACTTCACGTCGGCACCAACAAGGTGGTGCTCTTCGGCACACCGCTCAATGTGAAAGTGGGAGTCAAGGGGCAAGTCACCAAAATCCAAGTCATCTAGACCACTGACCAAAGGGGGCCGGGGCCTTTCTCCCCGGCCCCCTTTTCTTTTTGTCCGCAGTTAAATACCCGGTATGTATATACCCATAGGTATACTTGGAGCAAGCTCCACTAGCCAAAGGCGATTCAAGAGGTGGTGCACATGGATAATACCCATACCGCAGGTGCTTGCCCCGTTTGCGTTTAATAGGACGGATGGTATATACCCATTGGTATACACGGAATATACCTATTGGCGTTTAAGAGGACGGTACGGATGGTATATACCCACGACGTGGGAGCGCTCAAGATTGCGTTTAAGAGGACGGTATATACCCATAGGTACGTATACGTGGGAATATACCCACGACAGCCTGGAGGGGGCCACAAAAAAAAGAGGCTGTCTTGCGACAGCCTCTTTCACTGTGTTGCTACTCTGGCTTATGGCATCGGTAGTAAGTCTCGATCGCCTTTGCCTTCGACGATATCGTGTCTGCCTGAAGCCGTCATGTCGCCATACAGCCGACTTCGCCAAAATTGGCAGCCGGCTTTTTTATTTAGCAAGCCAAAGCTTTTCAATATCTTGGCTTGCTTCTGCCTGCCTTTTCTATCAAGACTTTTATACTTCAAGTCTTGACACGGCTTGGCAGCCGGACACACTAAACACTTGTAGTTGCCACGTGTGACTACGCCGTCGCTGATGCCTGATAAAATCTCTGCCATACTTTTGCCTCTTTCGTTTCATATTTGGCAGTTTATACGATACTGCCAAACGTCTTGATTATGATAACTTTGCTTTTAACTCTGCCAATGTAGCGTTTTTTGCCTTGAGTATCTTTTTGACGTCTGCCATCTTGCCTATGATTTTGACAATCAACATCGCTGCCTCTTCTCTTATGTATTGGCAGTTCTACGCTACTGCCAAACGGCTGAGATGTATTTAGCAGACTATTTGCTTACTCGCCGTCTGCCATGGCGATTTTCGTCTCTAGACTTTCGCCTCTTCTGCTTCAGCCTTCGCCGTAGCTGTTTTCTTCGTCTCTGCCTTTGCCTTTGCCTCTGCCTTTGCCTTTGCCTTTGCTGTAGCCTTGGCAGTAGCTTCAGCCTTTGACTTGATTTCGCTTCTGAGTTCAGCAATTTCATCAGCAAACGTAGTCACTGATGCAGCCTCAAGCCTTGCTATGGCTGCTTGAATAGCTGCCTTGCGATGCGATGACGTGTTATAGCCAGACTTGACAGCAGTGTACATCACGCAATAGTTCATCACCATTGTCATTGATACCTCATCGCCTTTATTCTTCGCCTGTAGCCATAAGCGAACGAACATCAAGAATGCTAAGTAAAGTGGCTGTATGAAGTAATGAAGAGTATTTCTCTTCACTTGAACACCGCCGGCGTCTTTGCTTCTAGCGCCGCTGATTTTGCCATCTAGAGAGATTATTGTTTTCATTTTAGTAGCCTTTTCTACTTTAACAGTTAGGCGTTTAATATTTCGTCTAACTCTATCATTCTAGGCTTCAACATCTAAGCTTTAATGATAGTGATTGCCTGTCTAGCTTTGAATTTGCCTGTTTATAGCCTCCTGACTATTGACGCCGGCTAATAGCCGGCTGATTAGCATAAGCTAATCAAGGCAATCATTGAAACTGTATTAAATTGTTAACTGTTTTCGTATCGTCGTGACATACGAAAGTATGTCACTATAATATATTTCAACATTTGATATGTTAATACGTGTAACCACTACACTTTTACGAATGAGCTTTATAGGTATCCTTACATGGTTAAAGCCAGGTGTATGGGGGATTCCCTCTCGTCCAATTTGCGTCGGGCCAGTGGAATTTGGGCAATTCTACTTATGGTGATTGAGCGAAGTGGACGGTGGCGGATGGTGGTGGGGATGATAGAGTAGCCGCATAGGAGGGCGAATTCGATGAAGAACATAACTCGGGCGAAATATATAACCAAGGTAAAATACATTGCGATTGCGTTGCTAGGGGCGATTTTGGCGCCTGTTTTGCTGTGGGTGGCACTCGGGGTCGCCTTGCATATCAGGTGCCGTAAAAACAGCCCCAGACAACGATTTAGCGAGATACTACAAAAGGTCGGCACTTGTTGATAACTACCGACAATTTGTATGGCCCTTGACACGGGGTCTTCGCTCTGTTAAAACTATATATTAGAGGACGACCCGAATATGACAAAAAATCCGACAATGTTGCCCACCCCGGAGATAGAACTCCTCAATGAGCTAGAGGGGCAACTCAACCGCCCCGAGAGCAAGGAAGCCAAGAGAGCCAAGAGCGACTTCGGGTATTTTATTTCCAAGATATTCCCCGCATGGAAACTCAAGCCCTTCCACAGGGAAGCCATCAGGTTACTGGAATCCACGAACTCCGAAGATGAGAGATTGCTGTTCCTCTGGCCCCGTGGATTCGGCAAGTCGTCACTCACCTCGGTCGCCTACCCGCTATGGAGAATCGCCAAGAACCGCGATGTCAGGGTAGTTATTGCCACCAATATCCAGAGGCTCGGTATGGAGTGGCTCCGCGAGATGGAAGACATCATGATGAAGAACTTCATCTACCGGGATTGGTTCGGCAACATGGTCCCAGAACCGCGGACGCTTACCTGGACCGATACTGAAAAGATTGTTCTAGGACGGACGCCGATGGCAACCCATACCACTTTGTATACCATCGCTGTCGGCGGGTCAGCTCTTGGCAAGCGTGCCGATGTATTGATAGTTGATGACATAATGGAGCCGGAAGAGGGTATCATGACGTCGCTGATGGCGAATAAGGTCAATGAATGGTTCTGGAAGGTCCTCTACCCCGTATGCGAACCCGGCAGCAAGAAGATAGTCATCGGGACACGGTTTGGAGACGGTGACCTTTATGGTCGCCTTGTTGACAGGCGATGGAACACCTTCCGGATACCGGCGCTTGACGAGCATGGCGAGTCAACCTTCCCTGAAAGATTCTCCACCAAGGAACTACACTCCCGCCGAGAGGATATGGGTACCACTATTTTCAATCTTCAATATATGAACGATATCGGTGGTCTGATAGGGAACATGCTCAAGAGCGATTGGCTCCACTATTATTTCGAGACCCCGCCGCTTAGAGAGATGACCGTTATGATGGCGGTTGACCCACAGGCGTTCGACAAAGTAAAGGTCAAAGACGGTACGGACCCGGACTATTTCATTATCATGGTTGGCGGATACTATGCCAAGATAAGAACACTTTATCTACTTGACATGATCCGCACCAGAGCAACACCCATGCGACAACTTGAACTTATCAAGACACAACTTGATAAATGGCATCCGGCGGTGACAGGCATTGAAAGCAATGCGTCCCAGGTCTTTGTTGCCGAGATGGTACAAAAGACAACCAATCTCCCAATCAAGAAAGTGCCGTCCGTTACCAGCAAGGAACTTCGCTTCATGAGTATGTCGGCACTGTTTGAGGCCGGCCGGATATTGATTCCCGGTACCAAGGACGCCGATACCGTCATGCCAAGAGAGGAGTTCAAGGCATTCAAAGATGAGTGGGCTTTGTTCCCCAACGGGAAACATGATGACACGCTCGACGCTGCTTCCATTCTTGCCAGGATGCTGCCGAACGCTTCACCAAAAGCAGCCGTTGGCTCGCTTGATGTCAAGGACGATAAACCGCAACAGTTTATGACGAGGCCTATAGTCAAAATGTTCGACAGGACAATTGGGCCAAATCGTGTTAATATACTTAGGAGAATGTAATGAGCAACTGGGCAGGCAAAGAAAGACCTATATGTGGCGCGAAGACCCGCACCGGCGAGCCTTGTAAGAAGACAGCCGGTCAGGGCACGCCTTTCTTTGGTAAAGAAGGATATAGGTGCAGCAATCACGGGGGCCTCTCGCCAAAGGCGATGACCGCTGCCGACGAAACAACCGCGAGAGGGCTGACATTCGATACCCTGGACCAGGCTCTGGCAAAGCGGATTGAGGACTTTGCCAACGACCCAAACATTCTTGACTTAAAAAGGGAAATAGGTCTCTGCCGAGCACAGCTTGAGAACCTTGCTACGAGTGGCGATAAGGCAATCGAAACCGCCGCCATAGTATCCAGCCTGTCCAGTACCATCGGTAGGCTGGTGGTCCGAGTGCACAAGATGGAGATGGATAGGCAGGGGTTGGTGCAGGTTTCATTGGTGCGAATCCTTATTGACTCCTGGCGAAGAGCAATACTTGAGACGTTGCCGGATGCCGATGTCAGGAACATGCTTATCGCAAGAATGCTCGACCTTAGCAAGTCCAAAATGGCTGTAATATTAAGCGGAGACGTAAGGAGACAAGGTGTTATCACTAAGAACTCTACTGATTCGGTGGTTGCTAAAGGACTCACAACTGGAGAAGGTAATAACTTCACGAGTCCGGACGGCAGTTAACAACAAAATTGAAAGCATCCTGGACGCCCGAGATGTCAAAGGCTCCAAGTCCAACGAACTAGTAACGGTGCCGGATGCCGAGTTTACTATCGTTGAGGTTAACGAGCCGTGTAGCATATGGGGCTTCATGGATTTATCCGGTCTTGCTAACGGGGATAAGGTAGAAGTGAGTTTGGATATGAAACTGAATACAGCTTCCGAGTTCAAACTCAACAGGGTTATCGCCTTTAGCGGGCCGATTGTAGACCCGCTTGTCAACTTCCCCGTATTCGAGACTGAGTCAGCTAGGGTCAGGATCAAGCAGGTCTCAGGGCAACAGCGCAAGATTAAGTACCACTTTAAGTGGAGGTAAGAATGGCGGAGTTTTCTAATAGACTAGTAGAGTCGTCAGGGCAATTCCCAATGCTGGTAGACGAAGAGGATGTCGGCTGGCAGCCAATCAACAGGCAGCCAACGACCAAGTTCGATCTTGCCCCTTATACTCGAGAGCGCATGCATAATGTTGCGCAATACCTTTATGTTACGAACCCGTTTGCCCACCAGCTTGTTGAACTCTCCGTTGCCCTCACTATTGGCTCAGGACCAGAGTTTGAGTTCCGGAGCCGTGCTACTCAAGATGTCGTGACACGATTCTGGGAAGACCCGATCAACAACTGGCCGAAGAAGTTGCCGGAACGTATCCGTGAACTCTCGTTATATGGTGAGCAGTTCTACAGCACTTCTGTCAGTCAAAGCGGCAGGGTCCGTATCGGCTACATCAACCCGCTTGATGTAAGCGAGATCGTGGTTGATAAGGAGAATGTCGAGATATACAAGAAAGTTCGTGTTAAGACCGGCGTTGATGCGACAAGCTTCCAAGATATCCCCGTGATTAACATGGACGAGGACCCCGAGTCCGAGACATTCGGGTACAGGGTTGGTGAAGTATTCGTCTTTAACATCAACAAGCCGATAGACGCTACCCGTGGCAACTCCGACCTCTTGGCAATTGCTGACGCAATCTCGATGTACGACCAGTTCATCTTTAATACTCTCGAGCGTTCACAGCATATGAACTCATGGTTGTGGGATGTCGAACTTACCGGTAAGACCGAGAGCGAGATAGTCAAGTGGCTCAAGACAATACAGGCGCGTTCGCCGAGGCCCGGTTCTATCCGTGCTCATAATGAGAATGTCAAATGGAACGCAGTCGCTCCTAACCTGCATAATGAAGACCTCGAGGACTCTGCCAAGATATTCAAGAGTTACGTCCTGGGTGGAGTAGGTTATCCGGATTACTTCTTTGGCGAAACCCAGTACGCCACCCGTGGTATCGCATCCGAAGCAAGCATGCCCGTCTTTAAGCGAATTGAGCGACGGCAGGGCATAGTCAAATCAATACTGTTCGACATGCTGAATTATGTTATTGACCAGGCCATCCTGCACAATACACTACCCAAGACAGAGAACAGGGAATTCACAATCACCCTGCCAGAACTTGCCCTCAGGGATTTACAGAGGACAAGTGGCGCCGTTTATCGCCTGACACAGGCAATGCAACTTGCCAAGCAAGAGGGATGGTTAAAGGACATTGACTGCCGTAGAATAATCAATGAAGTCATGAGGGAACTAGGGCTTCCTGTTAACAAAATACTTGATACAAGGGAGATAAGTAATGAGTAAGAAGAACTACAGACCATCGCCAAAGACCGTCAAAGAGGAAACGACTGAAGCGCCGGAGAAAAACGTACCCATAAGCACCGAAGTCGCAGAGCCAAAGATAGTTATCGAAATACATCCCAACGGAAGTAGCCCGAGCGGGGATGCTATCGAGAACCCGATAATGGAGATTCCGTCAATGGTCAGCATTGTCGACATTGTCCGGCAGTGCGCAAATGGTGTTGAACCAAACATCGAGGACGCCGATATACTTGAAGCAATGAAAGCATTTAAGATTGATGCCAAGGAAGTGCTGTGCGTCAAGCATTGGGACGTCCAGAATATCAAGATAATCACCGTCGCCGGTAAGAAACTGATATGGCCGAAAGGTAGAAAAGCATGAAACTAAAGGAAGACTTCGGGGTAACGGCATTATTCGGTTGCCTGATAATTGTCGGCGCCTTTGCTGTTATCCTTGCCGCCCTGTTAAAGGACAAGATAGAGTTCGAGTCTGTTTTTGTTGCTGTTTCATCCTGGGTAGGGTCGATAATCACAGCGTACGTACTCAAGGCTAAGACCAACGGCTTTGGGGGGAAAGAACAAAAATGACTGAAGAAAACGGGTCCCTCGCTAGCAGACCAGATGAAGTTGTTGGAGCTGATGGCTCGTTGAATGCGGCTGGGCTTCACAAGGACGGTCGAGAGGGACCCGCCGAACTCAATGAACAGCATATCCTGACAGGAATGCCACCGATACCGCAAATATTACAGTGCGTTGTCACCTTTCAGGCAGTTAACCTTGTCGGCTCCTCTGTATATGACGGTAGCAAACCCCACGATGCCGATGTTCTGGTTCGCTCGTCAAGCTCGCTCCCAGAACTCGAGCGTAATCTGGAAACACAACTTGGGCCAAAGGTACATTTCCTCTACGAGACTAAAGGGCCGTCTTGGGACCACATGCCTCTCGGCGACTTTGTTCTTTATCCGGTTAACGGCAAACCAGCTATAAGCGAAAGTTCTGCAGCAGATACGCTAGCTGGAAAGTTACGGCCAATACTCGTCGACCCTCGGTATCTCAACCTCGTCAAATCTTCCGGAACTATCAAATTCCGAGTGAACTCCGATTCGCCTGACCCCGGTTTCTTTCTGAAGTTACAGAGGATGATGGGTGACTTGGGGCAGGATGCGGTGGGTTTCTCTCAGAAGACTGAGGTGGGGGAGGTACCGGTGGGGATGCTTTATTTTATTCCATATCCGGCCTTTCAGAAAGTCGTGGTTAACGAACCGGACTTTAAGCGATTCTATATTAAGAAAACAAATGTTGAGGAGAATGCAATGCTTGTAAAAGATTTTTTGGAGTTGATTGAGGGTGTCGGTCTAGTTGAGGGAACGCGGCCGCCGTGGGGTTCTCCAGGTGGCAAACGCTTCATGGCAAGGCGTCTTATAAAGATGTTTCCGGAAGAGTTCAAAACCTATGTCGAGCCGTTCTTTGGCGGTGGCGCCGTTTTCTATGCGATGGATAATCAAAAGCAGGGACGCAAAGAGATTATCAACGACCTTAATAAAGACATCGTCCGTGCCGTCAAGTTTATCCAGCATATATCCGACGCACAAATTGACGCCCTGTCGAAGAAGGATTGGAAGCCGACTGCCGATCACTATGCTTATCTTAAGAACTTGAAGCCGGTGCGGGAAGTTGATTGGATGTACCGCTTCCTCTACATGAAGCGTCATTCCTACGGTGGCAATATCGGTCAGCAAGGATTGAAACAAGCCACCCACACCCCCGCCTACTTTGAGAACCTGAAGAGGGTGAGAGAGCGTCTCAAGGGTGTCGATGTCCGTAGCGAAGACGCTGCGAAACTCATCCCCAAAGTTGACGGCAAGGACGTGTTCTTTTTCCTTGACCCGCCGTATCCTGAGAAGACAAAGAACTGGTTTAATCTCGGCTGGATAGAGATGGACGACCTCGTCAAGCTGGCAAAGGGGATGAAAGGCAAGTTCCTGATGACATTACAGGCCGGTACCAAGGTCCGGAGTGCTTTCAAAGACTTCAACGTCAAGTCAATGAAGACATATGCCTACATTATCACCAATCGTCCAGGACAGGCCCCTGCAGTCCGCAACGAAACCATCATCACGAACTACGATAAGAAGAACGTCAAGGAAGCTTTTCCTGAGAAGTTCTTTACTATTACTGCGAGTGATGGCATTACTGTCATCGAGCAGAAACTACTGACGCCTGAAGAAATGGAAGCCCTCGAGTTTTCTGAGGATTAGAAGATGCCGTCTAGAGAAGAGCAAAGGGAATTAGGCGAAATCGCTAAAGGCGACCTGTATATGAATAAACAGGAGAGCGATAAGCCGTCGCCTTTTGTTGTGCAGATGCACGTTCGTGGAATCTTTACCGACTCGGAGAGATTGGCATTACTCAAGAAGCCGACTGCCGAGTCTTTACGAAAAGCCGGTTGTGAGTATCTGAACGGTAGTGTCCAGGAATTCACCAACAAGCTGGATAAGGCTGATGCTTCAGAGGATATCTCGAGCATACAGAAGCAGTTTATCGTTGACGTCCCAGACGACTTCGATATTGCGAAAGTCATCAATCGTGGTAATTCGCACCATGACTTGAGGATTCATCCTGCAGGAGAGAAGCACCTGATTGGCTGGACGATTACGGCTCCTCGATTCGCCGTACAGTTGTTAAAGACAGGCAACATACTATTCCCCGGCAGAGACAAACTTCTTGCGAATGAGGCTGGCGACAAGATACCGTCGGTAAAGAAAGCGAAGCAACCCGTGGAATGGTTGACGCTGGTTACTAACGGCAAGAAAACATATGAAGCAGACGCAGGGGAAGTTGGTGCTACTCCTGAAACCGGTGGCAAGTTCTTCTTCAATGCTTCCGGCTCCCTGCTGTTCGGCGTACAGAAAGATGACTATCACGAACTGTTCCTGCGGTTTGATCCCCCGTATAGTAAACTCTCCGGAAGATGGGGTTTTCAAAAGATAGCTGGCAGCCCGTCATACAATAAGGTTTCTGCCCAGTGGTGGATGATGGATAAGGTGTATGAAAACCCTGCCCCTTATATAATCCATTATTCCAGGGAAGCTAAAGAGAAGCAAGCGAAAGAAGATGGAATCAAACAGATTATATGGAATGCCAAGACACTATCTTTACTTAAGTCTCTTGATTTCGGCAAGCAATTGCTAGAGGGTATTGACAAGGAGAAGATAGATGAAAAGATTGCCGAATACTCCAATGGTGGTGGAGTATGGGAAGCCTAATGATTAAAAGCGCGTGGACAGCACAAGGCAACGGCTTTGCTCCTTTCCCGTTCGCCCCAAATACTCCTATCATGGCTACCACCGGCCATCGGTAGGTGCTGTCCCGTCTTTTTGTTTGGAGAGAAACTTGGCAGAGTTCGGGAGTACGTTCGACAAACCAATCAACATTACAAGAGTGGATACTGACAGGATGCGCGAATCTGCTAGTCCTTCCGCCTTAAGGCTGTTGTGGGTTATCTCGCAGATAGGGTACGGTGAACTACGGGTAATAGTTAAGAATGGTGAGCCGGTCAGGGTGGTAGAGGCCGTCAAGGAGATCAAACTCGATGTCTAATACGTCAGAACTTTCGCAGTTTTCCAAATACAACAGGTTTATTGTTAACTTCCAGATTGGCAGCAAAGGCGCTGATATTGCTGGGACCCCGTGGCACCTGAAACTTGATATGTCGTTCTTTATTGACAAGCTTGGAGATGACAAATTCCTTGCCTGGTGGAATCAGTATGCCGGATACGGAGATTGCCCGCGGTCTGCCATCAGCGATGCGATCATCCATATTGCTCATGAATACACAAGGCTGTTGTCTAACCTTGAGAATTTGTCCAGCGAGGAAGCCAAGAATGCCGAGATGCTAGGCTGGATATTCGAGCCACGCAAATGATCCTAAAAGTTGTGATGGTGCACTGGAGAGATGTTTCTACCGAGGATTCTTTGGTTCCTCAGAAGGGCACTAGCCTGTTAAGCACGTGGCCCAGATGTGATGTCGGCTTCCTGTTATTCGATGGTAAAGATGAAGACGGCGTTGAGGTTGTAAGGATTTCTCCGTTCTATGCGTTCCATAATAACGAGGTCTTTTACCAGAGTATCGTAACGTACCCGAGGGCCATCATTACTAAGTTAATGCATTTATGCGAGCTGGATGTTGGGAAAATTTCTCCAACAGCCCTTGACAAATAAATATTTGTGTGCTTTACTTCCTGTCAGAACACTTGTTTTTGCCTAACAGGACAACCGGGGCAGTCTTACGACTGTCCCGTTTTTTTAGGTCTGAGTGGCAAAACAAAGAATGGAGGACGCAAGGTCGATGTCCAAAACTTTACTAGAGGCCAAAGTGGATGCGGAGGTGTTTGGGGCTATCAAAGCCGCACTGGGGAAACTCAGTGCCGTGTCTGACAAGTTGCCCGAAAAGGCAAAGAAAGCTGTCGAGACACTAGCCTCTATCCTTGGTGGCAAAGTTGAAGCCAAGGAATCCGAAAAAGCTGAAGAGAAGGCGGATGAGGAAGAAGTGAAGTGTACCGGCAAGGAAGATTGTCCTTGTCCTGAATGCAAGAAAAAGCGCGGGGAAGAAGTAGAGGAAGCTTGCAAGGGCAAAAAGCCGGGTGAGGCTGATGAGGAATCCGGGGAATGCACTGGGGAAGAAGATTGTGAATGTCCGGAGTGCAAGAAAAACAAAGCCAAGGCTAAAGAGGCCCTGCGGCCGAGTGAAATCGTAAAATCACTCGACCTGCTTTATGAGGCCGAGAAAGAATCCGGGGACAAACTGCCCAAGGATGTCATTACCGCTATCAAGGCGCTGATGACAAAACTAGCTGATGTTCTCAAGGACCTCGGTTACTCATACAGTGATGGTGGGAGCGGTAAGGGGTTCTATCATAATGATAAGGACTCCAAGCACAAGGGTAAGAAACCGCCTGCCTACTATTACTCATCTTCCTATGGAGATGCCACTCAAACTGTGCGTGAGCCTGTACCACATGACAGGAAGCGCATCCAGGCTTCCGCCAGACTGATTGAGTCTGTTAGCGGAACAGAGGGCAAGAAGTGGCACGCCGTCCTGATTCAGTCAGGTCTATCGAAGAACCGTTTCATGTACCGGGATGATGTACTCGAAAAGGCTACGCCTCTCTTTGAGGGGTGTAAATCCTATGTTGACCATCCGAATACAACCGACAGGAAACAGTTACCTGAGAGAAGCGTGGCTGATATTGCTGGATGGTTCGAGGGTGCTACGAAGCAACCCGATGGCATTCATGCTACGTTCCATGTAGCAGGGGGCAAGGAATGGCTCCGTGAAATGTTCATTGATGCTTACGAGCACAATAAGCCCGACCTGCTCGGTTTCTCAATCTACGCCGAGGGTAAGACCCGTGTTGACAGACAAGACGGGAAACTAATCTGGATGGTTGAGAGTATTGACAAGGTAGATTCCGTTGACGTTGTGACTCAACCTGCAGCCGGCGGTCGAATTGCCGGACTAATTGAATCCGAAGATGGAGAAAGAGAAATGAAAGAACTCGAAAACATGACAGTTGAAGAACTGTCGAAGATTCGTCCGGACCTGGTCGAATCTATCAAGAAAACTGCTCAGCCCCAGCCGCCACCCAAGAATGATGAGGGGGATAAGGTGATTGCGAGGATGGCTGAAGCGGAAAAGGCAATTAATGTTAAGCTTTGCGGCGTTGCCTTAAAGGAAAAGCTTGCTGGTAGTAAGCTTCCTGTCGCCTTTAAGGAAGCCATCGAGAAGGACTTCGCCGGTCGTGTTTACCCCGAAGCCGAACTTGATGCCCGAATCACCCGCGATACCGATATCTGGGCAAAAGCTTCTCCCCCGCCCCAGCCCGTTACTTCGAGAGTACGGGAAATGCACGAGAACAAGGACAACATCAGCAAGGCTCTTGATGCCATGATACAGAACAAGACGGATGTAGATGGCGTCAAACCGTTCCGGTCTCTTACCGAGGCCTACGCAACCTTTAAGGGAGTGCCGATTGTCGATGTTAATCCCCTGAACATACTCCGTGAATCGGCTGCCGGATACGATTCTGGCGCCAGGACCCTGAGGGAATCCGTTACCACTTCCTCTTGGGGTGAAATTCTTGGCGACTCCGTTACCCGTGCCCTGCTTGCCGAATACAACATCCCCGGCCTTGATGATTGGCGCAAGGTGGTCTCCACCATTACCAGCCTCAAGGACTTCCGGACTCAGCGCCGGCAGAGACTCGGCGGATACGGCACTCTGCCGTCCGTCGGACAGGGTGCTACTTATCAGTCTCTTACCTCACCAACTGATGAGGAAGTCACCTACTCTCCGAGCAAATATGGTGGGTTGGAAGACCTGACCATAGAAACCATCGCCAATGACGACCTCGGTGCCGTTCAGTCCATTCCGAGGCGTCTCGCACGTGCCGCCAAGATTACGCTGTATCGCTTCGTGTTTGACTTCCTTGCGAACAACAGCTCCATCTATGACGCACTTGCCCTCGCCCACTCGACCCACGGCAACATCAGCACCACCGCCCTGAGTTATGCTCAGGTAATCTCTGCCGTCCAGAAGATGCGTGACTTCACCGCCTACGGCGCGACAACCGAGTTCTTGCAGATTCGGCCCAAGTTGCTCGTAGTCCCGAATGAACTCGAAGCCACTGCGTTCTACATCAACACGATGGATACCTATCCGGATACCGTTACCCCGGCTGCCGGTGGTACCGCTGCCGTTGACCTTCGCCGCAACATGGTTAAGGGATGGTTCGAAGTTATCGTGGTTGACTACTGGACCGATGCCGATAACTGGTGGCTGGTTGCTGATCCCAAACTCGCCCCGACATTCGAACTCGGCTTCCTTAACGGGAAGCAGGAGCCTGAACTGCTCTCGCAGAACGACCCGACCCAAGGCTCACTGTTCTCTGCCGATAAGGTCTCCTACAAGATACGCCATATCTACGGCGGAGCCGTTCTTGATTGGCGGTCATACTTCGGCGGGATAGTGTAGAAGGAGGAATGATAAAATGGTAATCTCTTTACATGATGTCCCCGGAACTTTCGTAAGCGATCCGATCACCATCCCGAAGCAGGCTAACGCCGAACTGGCCGACTTCGTGGTATTCCGGGCGCCTTTTAAGTGCAAGGTAACAAAGGTTCTTGTTACTACTGGCGCCAACTGGGCTGGAGTAAACGATGCTACTAACCACAACAGATTTGTCCTTCTTGATGTTGGTGTTGGTGGCACCGCAACCCCAAGTGGCCTTGGTACAATTTCCGGTTCTCCAACTGGAACTGTACTGACTGCCTATCAGCCGGGTACCCTCTATTCTGGTACTCTTAGCTGCGAGGCAAATCATGAACTAGTCTTCCGTGTCGGCACCGTCGGCACCGGTACTACGGCTGCACCTGCGGCCGCTTGTATTGTGGAGTTTATAGGCGCCTAGACACACTTGACCTGACCTGCTATACTAGTTGTGTGGGGGGAGTGGGAAGTTGCTAATCCGCTCTCCCCGCACGAATCACCTAGCGGTAGAGAAAAACACACTATCGGAGGAAGAGAATGTGGGAAACCGTAGCTTATGGCACCGTGGCAGTTGGTACTGCCGCAGTAGGACTTAATAATACCGACGCAGGTGCGGTTCTTGCGCCTGCTAGTTCACCGCCTATTCAGGCAGCCCTCGTATACGTTGAACTCAATGCTGGAAGTGTCCGTTTCCGCGTGGACGGAGGGACCCCGGGTACAGCCTACGGCGGTGGATTCCTTGGTGCTTCAGATGACTACATCTGGATAACCGGACAAAACGACCTAAGAAACTTCAAGGCTGTTGCTGCTAACAGCACTGTAGATGGTATATTGGTAGTTGCTTTCAAGCGGTAGGTAGTTATGATAACTATCATCAACAGAAAGACCGCGGTAAGCGATATTCGTGCCACCGTTAATGAAATCAAAACGGAGGCCGAGTTCACTGAGGACCACATCCATTCTAAGAACCGCGCATTAGGGAAGAAGAACCCCCAAACGGCTACTGTTTGGGCTGAACTTCAGTCCCTGAATCCGTTTGTTGTAACCTCTGGCAATAATGATTTCGGAGCAGCAGAGCAACTGATTGGCTCTGCTGATACACCGTTTATAGTTGGAGAACTATCGTTCGACTGCGGTGATATGCTTATAACAGCCACATCAGCAACAACCCCGTACATCATAAGGACTATATTTGGGACGGTCGATGCCGCGACTGCTGAAGCTGCCGGAGATTTTTCCGAGATACAATTTATGAAAGAAAGTGCTTCGGGTAGAGCTACCATTGTAAGAATTGGTATGCCAGCGATAGTCTCCGGTACTAAGGTCTGGGCAAAAGTCAAGAATGCGAGTAACGGGGAAACCATCTCGTTCTTGCTAAATATTCACCATTACGATATTGTGTATTAAGATGGCTTTTGTAATGATTCGCAAAAAGGATAAGACCAAGATGCCAGGGAAGGTGCAGAAAGTCTAATGGGCGCAGTTATTACTAGGGATGTCTCTCTTTCCGAGTTTACTGATAACGAGTACTGCTACTTTGGCAGTAGCAACGACGCTGCTATCTTTTATGATACCAATGACGCTAATGCCAATCACCTGAAGATTAAGTTGCCAACAGGCGATGCAACCAATGTGCCAGTTATCTCAATCGGCATTGGCATCAATGTTGATCTCGGCTTTTTCAACGGCATAACCGAGCCACAGTTAGCAGTGCTGGACGCTGATCGTGACTCGTATATCCGGCTAGGGCATAAAGCAGACGACGAACCTACTCTATTCGGATATGCGACTGGACGGCTTCACATTCTATCTTGGGGCGAACTCGCACTTGAAGCAAACAATGATGCGACTCACTACATTCGTATTAACTCAGGTGCAGTCCCCACTATGTATGGCACAGGCGCATATCTACGAATAGGCGACGCCGCTACCACAAGTCACGCGCTCGCCACCGAAGATGATTTAATGGTATCAGGGAAACTTGAAGCCGATGGCGCGTCATTCTTCGATGGTCTAGTCACGCTCGGTGCGGCTATGAATATGTCGGCGACTGACCTCTTCGGTGTTGAAACAATCACGCGCTCCGACTCCTCTTTCACTTTGCGCGCGAAGTCGGGACTTAACTTCCAATCACAGAAGGCTGACGCGAGTTACCTGACTCGGCTTGCGCTATCAGGATTCGCCGACGAAGTGATATTGACCGTCCAAAACGCGACGCGCTTTATCTTCAACTCTTCGATAGCTGGTAATTACAACGGAGCGGTAGCTTTAGCGCCTACGCTTACAGGGACGGCTGGTTCACAAGCGGCAGTCAAGATTAATCCGACATTTACGGGCGACCCAGCTGACGCTAATCCGATGTTCGCAACGGCTATTGAGCCTGTTTTCAATATCGGCGGCGGGAATACTCACGGCGATTTGCGCGCCTTGTGGATTGCCGCGCCGACTATTAGTAGCGGGACGCTGACGAATTATTACGCGCTATTCCTTGATTCAGGCGGCGCGGCAACGTCTAATTACGCGATATTTGTATCGTCGGGTAAAAGCCGACTCGCACCTGATAGCGTAGCCGTCGGATGGGGTAATTCAGACGACGCGAAATTCATGTTTGACGCCGCCGACGCGAACGCCAATTTATTCAAACTCGATTTGCCCGCGGGTAGCGCGACAAACGTGCCTGTTTTTGCCCTTGGTATAGGTATTATCAGTGTTGACCTTGGTTTCTTTAACGGTGTCACAGAACCACGCTTAGCGATTTTCGACTCTGACCGCAACTCATGGATTGGAATTGGTGCTGTCAATTCAAGCGGGCGAGTAGGCATACTATCATCCGAATGGATTGAGATATGCCCGTCCAGTCAGACAACTTACCTTGTCAAAGTCGGCGCACCCTCAAACGTACCTACACTATTCGGTACAGGCGCATATCTCAGAGTAGGTGATGCCGGAACGACTAATCATAGCCTCGCTTCCGAAGATGACTTGATGGTGAGCGGTATCTTCGAGGTCAAGGGCTACGCCTATTTCGATGGTAAACTCCGAATGTTGAATAATTATGATATTCAGATGAGGAATGTCGCCGGAACTGATAAAAGCGTTCTTTACGTTTCCACCAGTGACCAAGTAGTCCTCTCGGGCGATGGGCTGAATATCATAACATCTGCCCCGCAGAAACAGATGAATATCACCAGTGCCGAAAGGGATTTTCACTGGCGGGATGTTTGGAATGTAGATGTAGTAGCATATACCACCATTTTAACTATTACCCCTAGCACTGTCAGTCAAGTATGGACACAAGGGATTGTTAAGGCTCACATAATGGGACATACCGGGGCAGTAGGCAATGGTTGTGTCGTATCGGCTTGGCGGTTTGCGATAGCAGATAATCCGCCTACAGTAGCAGTACTTGGAACTGATATTACAGAAGGTGGTGGCGCGCCAGCTTTTAGATTGAACATGAGTGGTAATAATATTCAAGTTCAAGTTCGGTCTAGTAATGGGTCTGCTAGTTTCACAGGGCTGGCGGCGATTGAGGTATTTGCCCCGCATGGTGCTGGCTCTAGTGGGTCAAGCATGACATATACTATAAGTTAGAGAGGTGACAAAATGGCAACAAATGTAGAAATCAAGGCAATTGTAATCACGTTTCCGGTGGATGACAATGGAAACAAGAGTGTCGAGATCAGAACTGATTACGAAATATCAACAGAAGTTGGTACGGACACGCTGTCTGTTATGAGAAGCAAGGACACAACGAAAGCGGATGCTACTCTTACCAAGAAGATAGAGGAGTATGTAGCCGACGTACTTGAATCCCTGCAACCGGCGTAGACGACCAACTATGTGGTATAATCGCAATGGTGGTGGATAAAAGTAATTAAAGGAGATTAATAAGATGTCAAGTAGCACAGTAAAACTAAAGAACAAGAAGCTCTTTACCATTGATGACGAGCCTATGCAAACCGATGCAAAGGACGAAGGAAAGGCAGGCATGAGAGACGCCTATCTTCGGGATGCCATCAGGGTCTTGTGTAAAAGCCTGCCGGCTGGCAAGTTCACGATGGATGACAGTATCAAGGCGTATGAAATCGTACAAGCTGTCAAACAGCAACCTGGTGAGTTCTTTGAGATAGAACAGTCTCAGCTTGATTGGCTCCGGGATATGCTAAAGGCTCATGGCTCACTCGTCTTTGGTATCAATGAATGCATGGTCAAGTTTGCTTTGAATGCCGAGGAAGCGAAGAAGAAAGAGTAGCAATGTGCTGATTACGCTTGATATAGGAACAATACTAGGTATCTTAACATTCATCGCCCTTATTGTGGAGGGCTTGATAAGACATCTAGTTATTGATGCCAAGAAAGACAAGCGTATTGCTATCCTTGAAATGCAGATAGGCCCGTTTTGGGAAATCATCAAGAAGAACATTCCGGAATTGCTTCACTCGCCAACGCATGTAGAAAAAGATGATTTGCTCAAGAAACTAGCTACTGGAGAAATCTCGTTACCCGATGCGATTAAACTAAAGGAAATACTGGGTGAGGAACTTGTCCAATGGAAAGAGGCAGAAAAGCTAGATAAGGTCAATGGCGGAATCTGGGTCATGATGGCTTTGAATGCCGAAATCGTAAAACTCGAAACTACAAAGAAAGAACTTGAAAGGGTAACAGGGAAACATAAATGGGGATGGAAATAGGCAATATAATAACTATCACCTTTATTCTTGGGTGTCTTGGCGCAAGCATATACCTATACAAGCTTATAGACGGAAGGGCAACAAAGTTTTTCATCTTTGCCTTTGCGTTTGGATTGGCACTGCAGTTCATGCTAATGATACCCGCTGTTTCTGATCTTGCCTTGCAATTAAGAGGCCTTTACTATGTAATGTTTTTCGCTGGAATCATGCTTATAGTCTACGATGTGAGGAAATTCTTCCGGGGAGATTAATATGACTAAACGATATACCACCTTAAAAGAACTAGCGTCGTTGACGTTATCAGGTTCAACGAGTGGCGTTGTTGCCTGTGATGACTATGACGTTAGTGATTATGCTGAGGGACTACTCTTCCCCTATATCTCAGCCCTTACTGGCGTTGGCACAATAGTCTTTACTTACGAACTGTCCCCGGATGGTACTAACTTTGCTGCACCTGCCAGCAATACGATTGGTACTATTGCGTCGGTTTCATATGGTGCCCCGCTAGCAATCACCAACTTCGGGCAATACATCCGTGTAAAATATAATGCTACAGGGGCCTTTACAGCAATGACCGCAGGTGTTAAATTTATGGTGAAGGACTAGCATGGCAATCACGCTTGATAATCTAGTAGAAAGCACTTACGACAAGATACAGGACCAGAGTATCACTCGTGCTAGAGTCGAGCGTGCTGTTCTCGAGGCCGTCGCCTCTTATAGTCGGCTCCGTCCTCGAGTTCGAGTTCATGATATCCCCGGTGATGGTTCAGCGTATGCTTTTGCGTTACCATCCGACTACGACACCAACTTTTCATTAATTACAGCAGTCGAATTTCCGGCTGACGAACAAGACCCTAACTACCTAAAGCCAAAAGAGTACACGGTATATCAGGGAACTGCGAGTTACACACTTCGCCTAATCGATGACACACCCTCGTCATCTGATACTGTCCGTGTGACGTACACCGTACCCCACAGCGCAACGTCCTCAAGTTGCACAGTCCCGGACAATGATCGCTATGCGGTAGCTGCCCTGGCTGCCAGCAAATTAGCGAAGCAACTGGCCGCTGAAAAAGCCAGAACACAATCCTCTACGTTGGAAGCAGACGTTGTCAACTATCTCACACAAGTTGACCACTTCCAGCGCATTGCCAAAGAAGCTGAAATGGACTACAGGAAGCACATGGGTATTCCTGATGGTTCTGATGTTGATGCGGCACATGATTATGGGGATATTGATACGCAGTTCTTCTGGGGCGAAGAATTCTTAACACACAAGGATCGTTTCCAGTAATCGGTGGTTCACAGTACAACTGAATATATATAAGGAGCAAAAGAGACTATGGCTAGGATTATGGTTCACAGCAATGCGCCATGGTGCGCGAGCGGCTATGGCAAGCTAACCCGATACCTTGTTAACGGGTTAATGAAGCGTGGTCACAAGATGGCAATATCAGCCTTCTTCGGCCTTCAAGGTGGGATTATCAATGCCGAGGGGGTTGATATATATCCGTGCGGCATTGAGGGATGGGGAAACGACGTCATTGAAGCGCATGCCAAGAAGTTTGGCGCCGACATGGTAATCACCATCATTGACAACTGGGTCCTCAAGGACTTTGGCAAGAAACTGCCCGACAAGTGGTTTCCGTGGTTTCCCGTCGACAGCCATCCTGCTTCACCGCAGATACTTGCCAATCTTGGCGGGTCTGTCAAGAGTATCGTAATGTCGAAATTCGGTCTTGAAACGATAAGCAAAGAAGCCAAGTTTCCGAATCTTATCTACATCCCGAACTCTATTGATACGAAGATTATGAGGCCCCTCGCCCCCACCATCATAGAGTCAAAACGCAGGGCAAAAAGAGTCCTTGGTATACCGGATGATATGTTCCTTGTCTCCATGGTAGCGGCCAACCAGAGCAACCCCTCACGCAAGTGCTTTGAGGAAAACATCGAGGGGTATTTGAAGTTCCATGCCAAACACCCGAATTCAATGTTGTATATTCATACCGACCCATTGCCCGTCAGACAAGGCATTGACCTTTATCGGGTAATCAATATTCTCGGTGGCGATAACTCAATTCGTTTCCCTGACAGATACGATTACCATCTTGGAATTGACGAAGAGCAGATGAATGTCCTTTACAATGCCAGCGACGTTCTCCTCTCATGCTCTGGGGGGGAGGGTTTTGGGATGCCTATCTGTGAAGCCCAAGCTGCCGGTACTCCTGTCATTGTTACGAATGCCACAGGGATGCCTGACCTTGTTGGGGCGGGATGGGTGGTGCCTATCCATCACAAGAGGTTCTACAATCTCGGTAATTGGCATTTTCTTCCTGAGATAGAAAAGATAACCGAGGCGTTAGAGAATGCTCTTAGTATCAACAAGGAATTTTTGGGTGACAATGCCCGCAAGCACGTTATGCAGTTCGATTGGGATTACTGTATTGATAACTACTGGATGCCTCTTATAGAGGAGCACGAGAAAGGCTCTGTTGATAGGCTACTTAAGAGTTTCCCTGTTAATGCGGATGGGAACAACTATGCTGGCGAAGAAAGCAATATGATTGTTGTGCCGACATGGTCATGCAATCTAGGTAATAAAGCAGAGACAAAGTGCGTCTATTGCGACTATGTGCCGTCAGAGGGTGGTCATTGTGTCAATATGTTCCAAGGCATTAACAACGTTAAGATAGATAAGCACCTTGAGCCGAAAGAATGGTTGGACTTCATTAACAAGCGAATGAAGAAACCGGGGCTTGTTGAATTCACAGGCGGTGAGCCGTTGATGTACCCTGGGTTCAAAGAACTTGTTAACAATCTGCCTGACGGAATTACATGGGCTATTACCTCAAATACGATACTTTCAACAGAGGGGATTGACCCCAGCAAGTGCAGAGCATGGACAGCTTCTTTCCATCCGACAGCACCAGCTCCGTATTCAAATCTAGGTTGGTTCATCGAGAGAATGGCAGCACTTCGTAAGCAGGGGTTTAAGAATATAGCGGTAACTGTTGTTGCCCATCCCAGTTACTTGGATGGTCTCCGTGACGTTGTTAAGGCGCTACGGATGGCGAGACTCGAAGTCAATGTCGCTCCGTTCTACTCGAGAGCCTTTGATTGGCGCAAGGACCCATCGAATCTTCGCAGGTTGCTTGACTTCTCCAACTTCTTCCATGGTTTTAATCGGCTGTGGTGGGACGATACTCCGTCGAATGCGATGTGCTCTGCCGGTGTAACAAGCGGTATAGTCATGCCTGATGGCAGGATATATCGTTGCTACTCGTCCATGCTGTGGGACAAGCAGTTATTGGGGAATGCTACTGACGAGAAATCGCCTTACCTAGAGAACGAATCAATGTGCGGGTTGCCTTGCATGTTCCCCTGTGACTACGGCAGGAGACGGATAGTTTCTTTGCCGACAGTATCGGTAGCCACTCTTGTTGGACCGGATGCCACCAAAGAACACCTCTCAAGGTTCTCAAAGATGATTCGTGAGATAGGTTATCCGAAAGAGAAGATGAAGGTCGTTGTCATGTCGCATCCGTCAAAGACCGAGAGTGTTTCAGAACTGGACTTCGGTGGCAGGGAAGTTATTACGATTATTGAACCAGTAATCAAAGGTACCAAGTTCCAGCGTATAGCCGGATGGCGAAACGCCTTGAAAGAAAAGGCTCTCGAGTCCAATCCTGATTACATACTGATGATTGATAGCGATATAGTCAGCATGTCGCCAAGTTCGCTTTCAAGAATGACATCGCTAGGCGCTGATGTAGTAGCCCCTCTTGTTGTCCTCGAAAACTCACCATGGGGACAATACTACGACACCCTAGCTTTCCGCAGAGATGGACAGCGATTCGGGCTGGCCCCGCCGTATTCAAAGGGTGTTGAACTTGGCTCCGGCAAACTACTTGAACTGGAGTCCTGTGGCACCGTTTATCTAATCTCGAACAGGGCAGCCAAGATATCCAATTATGCCGGAGATATAGACTCCGAACACGTTGCTTTCTGTCATAATGTGAGGACTAACGGAATGAAAGTCATGCTTGACCAGAAATCTACTGCCTTTCATGTAATGCTCGAGAATCCGCACATGGAAGATGAGTGGAGGAAAGTAGCGTAATGGCTCACTTAATCGCTTTCTTGACATGGAGATGCGGGTTAGGTTGCCCCTACTGCGGGTATTACCTGCAGCCGGATGGCATGTCGCTGAAGTATTGCCCGTTCCAAGATAAGCATACATACGTTGTCGAACGCGAGATTACCGGGGACGAGTGGATAAAACAACTTAAGCATTTTGCTAAACTTCAATACACTATTGAATTTTGCGGTGGCGAGGTCACAAAACACCACGACTTCGTTAAGATAGCCAATAGCTTGCCACAATGGGCAATCACATCTAATACCATGAATCTTCCAGAGGGATTGGATTACTCAAAGTGCTTCAGTTGGACCGCGAGTCTTCATTACCATATTGGAGATAAAGGCATTCAGAAGTTCATGAACAATGTTGACATTATCGCCAGCAAGGTTAGTTCCTACAGCATGACGATGGTTGCTATGCCAAATACAATAGCTAGAGTAAAAGCGCTATCCGAGATGTTAACTAGCAAGGGTATTAAAAATCAGCAACATGTTTTCTATGATGATCCATCGTTCTCATGGTATCATCATCCAAAGGAACTTAAGGAATTAGAGACACTTCCTAATGTTTGTTATGAGAAGAGATTGTTTAGTTGGGGTCAAGTCAAAGGCTCGAGTATGTGCCGTGGCGGTAGTGGTTACATAACAATCGGTCCGGATGGGAAGATGTTCAGGTGTCTTACTGCAATGCTGGAGGGGTGGGGGGAGATACCCGCGCCTGATATAAACTTCTACGATTGCAAGAGACCATGTCATCTACCTTGTGATTGGTCATGGCGTGATTGGTTATGGGGAAGTGGTGCGTAATGCGTGATATAATGCAAAATAGAGGCGTCCAGCTAATGGAGCGACTGATTCCATGTCTAAGCATAATGGACGCTAAAAACGAGGCTTCTAGGGGCATTTCTCGCCAAAGTAGAAGCTGGCTGGAGTCGTATAATGGCTAACTCAAAGATATGGCGTCTGATGGAAAAGGTAAAGGAAGCTCTCGAGAATATCGAGGGTATTGCCGAGGGCAAGGCGCGTGTCCGCATTATGGCGCAACGTGCGGTCACGCCCGAGGTATTCGAGAAGATTTTCCAGGTACAGTTAGAGGCGACTAAGCCCGTTCATGCATGGGTTATCAGGTGGAACGGCGCCAACGACATCACGTACCCGGAGACTTCTCTCCAGACCGTAATGCGCGACCATGATTTAACAATCTTTGGCTTCAAGAGCTATAGCGAGCACTCTGATGAAGAGATGCTCCAGATAGCGGAAAGGATTATGGATTCTTTAACGCAAAAGAAAACATTGGGTATCGGGCTTGTTACCGATGCCGATGAGCCGATATTAATGCATTCAAGGACTGCAGTAGCTAATCTGAATCAAACAATGCTTGGGCCCGTTCTGTGCAGTTTCGCTGAATTCCGTGTTACTGCTCGCGAATGGAAGGGCGACCAGCAATTCACTTAGGAGGACATAATGAGAGTTCGAATAACAATTGACACTAATCTGCTGGTAGTAAACAGGATGGAAATCCCTGTACCGGCGGACCGCATAGTCGAGTGCGAAAATGAGTTAGCGGAGGTAATTGTTAAGACATTGAAGTATGGCGAATATTTATATGATGATGTCTTGTCAGCATTACCGGAGCCTGATAAAATGGAGGAAAAGCATGAGGATTTAAGGCCACCTATTCCAATGGGAAGCTTTAAGAAGCGCAAGAAATAACTTGGAGGTCAATGAAACATGACGCAGACTTTTAGGACAAAAGTAGGCATTGCTGGCGAAACCGCTTGGGGCAGCGGTACTGCCAATGGCGCCTACCATATTATTCCATGTGAAACACCGAGAGTTTCAATCAACTACGAGCAGATACTTGATAGCGGTCTCCGTGGTATCGCCATGAAGGACTTCGGCGCTTATCAGGGCGTCGGTCATTCAGAAGTAACACTTTCCGGCATGGCGTATCCTGACGAGATCGGATACTTCCTGTGGGGCATACTCGGCTCCGTATCTGCTGCCGCTGGCACACCAACAGTCCATACCATGACGTTAGCAAATGAACCACCGTCGTTCATCATCGAGGACCAGACTAACGTTAATGCTCCTGGAGGCGCCGTTGAAACCAACGCGATAAAATTCACCGGAATGCTTGAGAACTCGCTCTCATTGCGTTTCAATGCCGGTGAAGGAGCGGTCAGTTTCGAGGCATCATTCATGGGCAAGATAGGTGCCGTGGGCGCCTTAAACACCATCGTTGGTACACCTGAAGCGCCTTTCCTGGGTTGGTATGGTTCAGTCTCAGCAGGAACGGTGCTCACCACGAAGATCATCGACACCGAGTTCACGTTCTCCCGCGAAGTCGCCGTTGTACATACTGGTGCTCAGACACAGAATCCGTCATTCGGGTATCATGGTCCGCTTGAAGTCACCGGTAGGGCAACGATGGCATTCCATACGTTCGATGACTATAACAAGTACCTGAACAACACACAGGAAGAACTTATCTTCGAGTTCGTCCGTGGTTCTAGTACTACTCTCCGCAGTCTCAGGATTACCCTGCCCAAGGTCAGTTATCTTGAAGCCCCGATGGAAATTGACCGTGGCGCAGTTGACGCAAGGCTAAGCGTGTCGTTCCGTGGCTTGTGGGATTCAAGCGATGGGGACAAGCCGGTGATTATATTGAAGTCCCTGGAAGACAACTACCAGACAGCATAGTTTCCGAAACCCGAGTGCTAAAAGCACTCGGGTTTCTCAGGAGTGTAATTCTAGTGGCAATAGCACTTAAGATAGCTAGGAAGAGAAAGAAGATGACGCAAGCTGAACTCGCCGAGGCGACAGGCGTAGACCGTCGGCAGATTTCGGCGTATGAGACTGGTCGTGTAATCCCGCAACTATCAACTATTGTAAGGCTCGCTTCTGTCCTAGGCGATGCCATACATGAGAGATACAGTTTTATTGACACCAATGGTAATAAGAGTGAGTTCATCGTCATGTTTTCGAGTGAATTCGTCTCTAATGGGTTCAAGACAACCATCATGCAGACAGCAGATGGCAAGACAATAGTATCAAGAAAAAAGGAGATAACTAAATGAGTTGGGAAGCTTATCGCAAATCAAAGGTTAAAAGGTTTACCCTAGAGTCACTTTCTCTTCCGGAGTTCTGGATAGATATCCGTGACATGAAGTCGCTGACTCCGGCAGAAGCGAAAGAACTTGACGCAAAGACAAGGGTTGATTCCCCGGCAATTGATGACATTATTTCAACCATCGCCCCGCTTGTCGTGGCATGGAATGTCACTGATGAAGCTGGTAATCCGTTGCCGGTCCCGTCCAAGAGTAGGGAGTCTCTTGAGAAGTTGCCACTTGATATAACCCTTTTCATTGCTCAAAGTTCAACCAATGAAATACGGAAAGAGGATGAACTCCCGGAAACGAAAGGGACCTAATCTGGGCAGTCATTAACGAGACGTATACAGGTCAGGTCCCTCTCCCGCCGTGGTATACTACAATACAGTTGATGAGGACGTTAAAATGTACCGAGAAACAACTGGAAGAGGAATATACAATCGGCACCTTAAATAGAATAGCTTATGTCCTTGACCTCGAGGGCAAACATAACAAGATGATGATGGACAATGCCAAAGCTAAGCAAACTCATACGAATACCAAGTCTCGTTAGGAATCCCAAACTCGCTAGTTCGGGGACCCCGACGAAGAAGCCAACAAAGTTTGGTTCTCTAGGAGCGTGGCCTGTTAGACCCAAAGTAGGTCGCCCCGCGTTGCCACCCCCCTTGCCTCTGCCGGTAGTCGAAAGCGGACTGAAGATACGGTTCGATGTTGACGCTAAAGACCTGTCAAAGTTCGGTATCAAGCTAAAGTACTTTCGTGAGGAAAACATCGAGCCTATTCTCGCCAAGGTCCAGGACATCATGTTGCACAACTTCAAGCTGATGATTCAGTTTATTCATAATGAAGAAGTCGATATGTATACCGGTCAGTCGTTCGGGGCAATCCGCATGAAGAAAGTTCCCGATCCTACGGAGGAATCGGGCTATCGTGGCTATGTTGGCTATTTCCCTCAAGGTGTTGAGAACTCTGAACGTAATACCTCGAGGCCTGTTATGTCGTATCTCCCCGTGCTTGATAGAGGCTTGCCCCCTGGTGTTCTTGGTATACAGGGCAATGCTCTTAAAGAGATATCCCCTCAGGGCCGTGAGAGATTGGGTATGTGGGCACTCGAGCATGGGATTACTATCCCGCCACAAACGATTACTTCACGTATCAAGGTCAAAGGCAAGTATAAAATGAAGACCCATAAACTTCCAACACGCTCGGGTTACAAGAGTGTCGGTTGGGTTCTTGCCCGCCATATTGGTTCGGCAGGTATGCGTGGCAGGCAATTACGGATGAAGATAGGACAAAGGCTGATGCAGAACTGGACATTATGGCTGGAAGACGCTATACGTTCGGCAACGTTGCTTGTTGGCGCATTCAATCCGCAACACGTTTCCGGTGTGTTCAGGCCCGAAGCAACCACTATCATTACGCATGGCGGTAGTGCTAGCCGGAGAATACCTGAGAGGAGGAGAGCAAGGCACGGTGGTTAGAGGAGAGGTTAAATGCCAAATCTAGGTGAATGGTCTGCTAATGTACGGATGCATGCCGAGGGCTTTGAGAAGCTCAACGAGATACAGTCCAGAGTTGAGTTAACCAAAGCTAAACTTGAGGGCTTGGCCCGTGCCAGGATTGCGCCGTTAGGTATTGAACTCGGTAACATCCTGAATACGATACGGGCAACTACTCCGGCGGCCAGAGGATTACAGGAAGAAATCCAGCGTGTCATGAAGAGCGGCAATGTTTCTCCACGGCAACTGGAAAAGATAGTCGCTAAATCCGGTGAGCAGGCAGTTAAAGCAACTGGGCAAATTAAAAATGTACTCGCTCAGGGCGGAAAAGACGTCCATAGTATCTACGAAAAGATGAAAACTGACCAGCAGAACTGGGCGTCTTCAGTTCGGGCAAGTGTGCTTGGTGTCGCTGATGATTTCCGCCTTGCTTTCCCGTCTACCAAAGTCCAGATGGAAAAGAAAGTCGCAAAAGAACTGGAGATTGTCAATAAGCTTGAGGACTTGAGGAACGTTAGAAGCGAGAAAGCTAACGTACAACGCTTCAAGCTGAAGAACCAACTCAAGGTTGTCAAGAACGAAATACAGAGTATGGGTGGCAGGGACCTTGTTCAACTCCGCGAGAAGATACTAACAACGCTAATGGCTCTTTCGGAAAGTGCCCAAATTACTCCGGAAGCTATACTCAAGGTTGCCAGGGAAATGCAGTTCTTTGGCGAGGTTGCTGATGACGCAACCGGCAAGGCTACCAAGTTTCAGAGGAGCCTTAACGACATCGCTACTATCTATGGCGAGAAACTCACGAACGAGCAGATTATAGCAACGAACGCCTTGTCTGCTTACGCTGACGAACTTAACAAAGTACTGGGCACTCAAGGTAAAGTATCTCCCGAACTGGAGCAGTTGTTCAATGTAATAATGTCCCGCAAGCCGATGTCTATCGGGCAGGCAAAGGACTTGTTTGGCAGGCTGATGGCAATCGAGGACCTGAATATACCTGATGCCCAAATACGTGACCTTATTTCCAATATGAAAAAGGCGCTGGAAAAGGAAATTATCCCGACCCTGGTAGAAGCCGAACGTCGCTATAAGGCAACAGGCACTGGCGGATGGACACAGCTTGATCCCAATGTTAGGGCAAGGCTCGATATGTTAAGCTACGCTGCCCATGGCGCAATGCTTGCCTTTGGTGCAATGCAGGGTTCTATCATTCAAACAGGCTTCTCCTTGATATTCCTGAAGTTCTCCCTGCCACAGGTGGTTTTGCCTGTTGCTGCTCTAACTTCCGAACTTCTGCTTTTAGCTAAAGCGTTCAGCTTTGTAAAAGATGTAATGATCGGTGCTGCTGAATACAGCCGTCCGATGATAAGTGCTTGGAACGCCTTAACGAAGACGACTAAGAAGCTAAAGAAAGATATTGGTACGGCAATGTTTGAGCCTTTATACCAATATCTTGGGATACCAGTATTACAGACTGTAAATCAGGTCGTTAAAGAACTTGCCAGCAACTTCATCAGCATATTCAAGGGAGGCGCAAAGCTTGATGAATTCCGCTGGAACATGAAAGTTATCGGCGAGGGCGTACAAGAGATTCTAGGGTTTGTTAAAGCGCTTGGCAAAGAGTTCAGCGTCGTGCTGGCCGAGGGCCTCAATATACTGGTCAAGGTTATCAAGCCGATAGCCCAGATTACCGGAACTATTCTAGGCTGGATAGGTAGGACGATCGAGGCGTACCCGGTGATAGGAAAAGCCTTAAGTATCGTTGGGATTATGGCTGTAATAGCCTCTCAAGTAACATTAGGGTACTTCCTGCTGAAGGTCTTTATTCCAAGCTTATGGAACGTTACAAAAGCCATTAATATAGCATCTGCCCGAATGGTGGCATCGGCTGGTGCTACTGGTGTGGTTGCCACTGGTGGTGCTGCTGCCGCTGGTGGTGCTGCTGCAGGGGCAGGAGGTGCTGCTGCTGCAACAGGCAAAAGGGCAACTGGTGGAGCGGGCCGAGGGGTAGGTAAAACTGTGGCTAAAAGTAGCGTCTATTTTCTTTTAGCATCACTAGTTGGTGGTTTGTTTGCTGGCGGAAGTGATGTCAACGAACAGTTGATGTACGAAAGAGCCGTGGAGAGAGGCGATAAGGCAGAAGCATTGCGAATTCGCAATCGCGCCGAAGCACTTGGTCATCCAATAACGCCGATTTTCGGATTTGCTACTGGTGGCATTGTAACAAAGCCGACTATTGGGTTAGTTGGTGAAGCTGGTCCCGAGGCCATCATCCCGCTTACCGACGCTAAAGCTGGTGGCGCAACCGGGATGGAGAACTTCACCCAGCGCATCAAAGTGTTTGTTAATCCTGTAGTCGAGAAACTATCAGAGGGGTTCAAAACTATCACACTGAGATTGCGCGACTTATGGCGTGGGTGGCAAATGATTTCTGGCCCGTTAGCTGTTGTTACTGGTTGGTTCAGTCGCCTTTGGGGATGGGTTGCCAGGATATTCGGGATGTGGAAAATAAATATCAAAGTCCCTGAATGGCTGACTACCGATTGGTGGATAAGCAAGTTCGGGGAGTGGAACGTTTCTCTGCCGGACATCTTCAATGCCGAATGGTGGGCAACGAAATGGGAAGATATCAAACAACTTGATTGGATACCAGACTTCCTGAAGCCTAATACTTGGGGCGGGTATATCTCGGATTTAGCTAAAACTGTACAGAATTGGTGGGAAAGTGTTAAGCCTGACTTCTTCCGTCCTGAATGGTGGTCGCTGGTTGCAGGAGAGATCAATGTAGCGTGGCTGACATTAAAAGGCTACTTCATTAGTTTCTCTGTCAGCTTCATGGAAGTATTTGGCCCATTTATACAAACGATTGTAGATAGCTGGAACAAAATTCCGTGGGTAGGCGAGAAGCTTCATTGGGACTTTAAGGTTGAGGATTATAAGGCGGAATTAAAGCAACTCAGCGAGGCTAATACAAAAGCCATTGCCGAGCAGATTGCTGCTAATAACGCACTTGCTAGGTCAATTAACAACCTCAAGCAAGCTGGTATGAATACAATGGGTGGCACGTATACGAACCCGCCTTATCCGATTGATTATACCTCTCCATATCCTCAATTCCCAGGACAGCCATTTGCCAATGGCGGAATAGTTACCCGCCCCACCCGCGCCATCATAGGAGAACGGGGACCAGAGGCAGTTATCCCGCTTTCAAGGATGCCGCAAATCGTGGTTAATGTCACAGGGAACTACATACTGGACAAGCATGGTGCCGATGCATTAGCTGATGTCGTATCTGAGAGTATTATGCGAAAGTTACGGAACTACATTCCGGTGTCGGTGAGATAAGATGATAACGATTTATCTCATAGACAGGCAACGCGGTGTTGTGGATATCACAGCGTATGTAGATATTACCAGCGTCAATATAACTGATAGCATCAAGGTTAAAGCTGACTCGTTGCATTTTACTATGAAGATTAAAGGTTGGGAAACTCGCAAGCCGTTAGCCGGAAACAACATCAAAATAGTAAGCAACTTACTGAAGTACCCGCATGCTTCATCTGAGGGGTTCGCTACCCGTGTCTACGAGGAAATCGAGTTCTGGGGCCAGATTATGACGGTGACACAGACGATGCTCAACCCCGTCACTTTCCAGTATGAGGTTGAGTGCCAGGACTGGACACACTGGTTTGACCGCCATCTTGTGACTCTTGATATCGAGGCCGGCCGAACGACAAGGGAAATCATCGGGATGCTCGACGACGATACTATTCTTGGCGCCGGCCCTAACCGTTATTCCAATGAGGCTAGCATAGAACCAATATTCACTACCGATAATGTTGTTGAGATTGCCGACTGCCCAGCCTTTCAATGGAAGAACGTAGAACCGTCACAGGCGATGGATGAACTTGCCGAAGCTATGGGATGCCAATGGTACATTGACTATGAGAAGGACGTGCACTTCAATTATCCGCACAAGCTGTTTGAGGGCGCTAATACTCCGGTAACTACGGCAAGCGGGGCAATTGTTATTGATGCCGATAACGATAATCTTGTCTACGGCGACCTGGTTATTACAGAAGACTTTACGCAACTGCGCAATCGTGTCATTGTCGCTGAAGCAAAAGAGGCAGCACCAACAATGACGACCGACTCCTTTACTACCGACTGGGAGACTAAGTATTTCTTTGCGTTAACCCGCGATGCTTTCTGTCCTGATAACCCAGGGAGTGCCGAACTAAATACTCTTATGAGAGGTTGGATTAAGAACCGTGTAGACGGGGCGATTGAACGTACTCTTAATGACGTTAAAGTAGACTACAAGGAAGGGCGGTTTGGTGATGGTAAAGGCGGGGCGAATACTATTTACTGGAATCCGGAGATGAACTCAATCCGCCTACCCGATAACTTCCCTCTCCAGTATTATTACGGGACCCCTGGTACTGTCGTGGTTGGCACACAGGCTGTCCTAGAAATACAATACTATGCTGCAGAGGAATTCGAGGATGTGGTATTCAGCCGTGACAGCGTTGAGGAAGTTCGTGACAGGGAAGGACGTATTTCGTCAGGGCAGTATGAGATAAAAGTATCTGAAGCGCAAATCTACGACAGGACGGACAGGGAACAAATCATGCAGGCTGCCAATCGTGCCCTGCTACGCTACGGGCAACCAGCCGTGAACGGGTCCTTTTACTCAATGCTTCCGGGGTGGAAGGCGGGGCAAAAGGTAGTTATCTCCTCGGTCGTGAGAGGCGAGAAAGAGAATCCTTTTGTTGTAGAGGCATATGTTCAGTCCGTCAAGCGCACCTATCCGTCTGGTGAATGGGTTCGATCCGAAGTTGATTTCTCGAATACGCCGTGGGGTAATTAGATGGGACAACTTGAAGATTTAGCAGTACTGTTAGGCAAGCATGACAAAGCGCCGGAACGACGTGGGCGACGGCAGACGCAGTCTATCGAACGATACAGATATGCCGAGCGTGGAGAGGGTTCTGTGCTGTCATCCAGTTTCCTTTGTCAGAACTCCAGGTATCCGGCTCGACTTGACAGGCAACAGTATTTCTCGGAAGTACAGTTGTGTTCGTTGGACCAGCAGTTATTAACATTGTATGACTTCTACGATGGGAACGATTGGTTCTACGGCACTGGCGGTCAAATTCAGGATAGAAAGATTGGCACTACTTCTATCGGGTATTTGGTATACCTCTTCTCGTCGTGGTTGACTGCCTCAATCGGTTGGTCTGAAGCGACTACTCGAGAGCAGACCGTCTATCGTATGAACGGCTCGACTTCAACTTGCTCGGCTGCTACCGGTAGCGGATTGGCGACAAATCTTGCGACAGGCTCTGTTTATGTAATATTCCGTCCAGAGAATATCCTGACCGACCAAGCTATTGTATATGACTACACAGGAGTAGGCGGTTGGAAGTTCTATAGCCAAACCAGTGGATTTTACTACTGGGGCGTTACTTGGAATCTAGGGACCGGTAACGGTATGATTGCCAAGCAGTTAACTTCAGGTGACATGAATAAGTGGTATCTATCGGCTTTTACTTTTAATGGTACGGTTTTTGCTACCTATTGGGTTGATTTGAGTACCGGAGTATTAACTGAGTCGCTTTATAATTATTCTGCTAGAACAATAGCCCCGTCCGGTTCTACTTTATACCTTGGCGCGACTCCTCTCAACCTGCAGAAATTCACAGGCTCATTCGCAAGGCTAAGCATTATGCCGGGGAAAATACTGACATCAGCCGAGATTTTGGCGATTGCCGGTGGTAACTACTTCGTTTCTCAGGGGGTAATAGTGTAGAATATGGAAATGAATGTAAGAGGCCAAGTAACAGTTAATGGGGTTACTTTCAAAAACCTCACGACTACTTACGCAAGAGAACAACTAGCTACATGGTGGACAGGCGGTACAGTTACCCCGCCATCTTATATAGCCATTGGTTATGGGACGGTTGCCGCCTCAGTAGGGGATACGGCGCTGTATAACGAGATATACAGGAAGTCTGCCGTTAGTCGTTTAGCCAGAGCAACGTATTACGCTAGAATAGCTACAACCTTTACTACCCACGAGCCACCGGTCCCGCCAGGTTCGGCTAGTGTTAACATTAAAGAGATGGGTCTTTTCGATGGTGGGACTGTCACTATAAACAATAACTGGTTCGAGACATGGACGCCCGGGACGCCAGCTTCACCTAACTCATGGTTGTGGTCCGGTGGCACTCCCGGTTCTATATCCGGAACAGCAAGCGTTTATGAGGGTTCTGCTGCATGTCGCTTTTCCGGTACTGCTGCCAATGCCCAGTTGTATCAGAACGCTTCATTTGACTCGTCATGGGTAAGCCAACAGTTCACATTCCGTGTGGCGGTTAAAGCTGGTAGCGCATCGCTGGCAAGGGCTTTCATCTATGATGGGTACACAACGACTTACTCCGGCTATAATTCTGGTACTGCGAGTTACGAGGTACTTTCAGCGCAAAAGACACTGTCGGGCACAGCTAACGCGCTGAGGGTTGGTGTGGAACTAGCTGCTGCAGGAACAGCAGATGTCGACTGGGCAAATGCAGTAAAGAATGGAAACTGTTGGGCAAGAGCAGCAGTGAATGTTACTAAAGAGACTAATGATCCTGTAACGGCAATATGGGAGGTATATTCCGAAGAACAGGACGAGGAGGGTTCAATGCCTTATGTGCCTTACAACAATGAAGAGATTTCAGCAGGGACGTCTTCGTATGGGTCGCTAGACCCTACGAAGTACCAGCCGACAGGAGAGGCACCAGCTCAGAAAGCAGTGCTGACAATAGAGAGTAATCAGTTGCGGTACTGGGTTCATAGCGGAACGCCTACGGCTTCTTCCGGACACGTTCTTGACCCCGGCGATGTGTTAACGCTCGAGGGCGCAACGACTATAAGCCGGATGAAGTATATTGGCGTTGGCGGAACTGCTACTGTCAAAGTGACTTATGAGAGGTAACTAAAATGACAGCGAATATGAGTCGTCCGTTTACCAATCAGGACCTTTGTAGTGCTGACTTTCTGAACCTATTGCGTGATGATGTTCTGGATGAAGCAACAGGGCACAAGCATACAGGTGCGACTGACGATGGATATCTTCTGACTTATTATGGTACGCTGGCTAACCGTCCGGCAGCATCAGCGTCAAACAAGGGGTTCTTGTATTTCGCCAGCGATGAATCGGTCCTGTATCGTAGCAACGGCTCAAGCTGGGACACGATTTCTGTAGCGCGGACGGACAACCTGATTAAGATGGTTTGGAAAGCTGCTAACCAGACAATCAACAATAGTACTACTCTTCAAGATGATACTCACTTGAAACTCACGGTAGCAGCTAACGATGTCTATCAAATTAGGATGACACTTAAAATTACATTCAATGGTAC